CACGCTAATTTATGTGTTCGTGGGTCTTTGCTGTCTGCCTTAGTCAAAAACTTGTGGCAGTTCGGACACATAATTGACTTGTCTTTGTTTGTATAAAAAATCATATTGTTACCTCGTTGCATAGTAAAAGCACCGCCATAATTAAATGACGATGCTTTTCGATAAGGATTATACATGTTTATGAAATTTGCTTTGCTCATTGTAATAATACATAATTTTTTCGTCACAATCGTAACATCTTTTAATTTTTTTCAATAAATCTTTGAAAAGCCATTTTTACGCTACTTTCTGTGTTGCCACCTATGATATGTGCTATCTGAATCCAAGTCTTATTTTCTAAAAATCTAAGATTGATTATTCTTCTCATTCTACTATCGTCAACACTTGCAATAAATTCTTCAATCTCATTGGTTTTTTCTAATAAATCATCTTCAAGCAACTGCAATGTGGCTTTTCTGGCATAAAGAAGTGTTTTCTTTCTGCTGTACTCTGGGAATGGTATGCCCTCAATCTTAAAATGCTGTTTGCCGCCATCGCCGCCGCTAACAGAATCTATAACCATTTCTCCGGCTTCAATTTTGCTTATATCTTTTTCAAGTCGTTCTATCTTTAGTCTTACTTCTTTTACTTCTTCCTGTAAGTCTGAATACTGTGATAAAACTTCCTTTGTTACCATAATATCAATACCTCCTAAATGGATTTATAGCAGCTTCAACTTTAGCTGTTCTATTACCTTGTGTCATTCTTAGTGCAAAGTTTGAGAAAACATCTGGAACATCATCTAACTGTTTCTTGCCTGATACCGAATACTGCTTTAATAATGACATCATTACCCCGTAAGGTTCATTAGGCTTATAAAGTGATGAGTCTTTAAAAATAATATGTTGTAATATCCAGTTGGAACATTGGAATATCCTTGCTTCCTTATTTGTTTCAGTTGGTGTATCAGTAATGTTACATATCCAACCTACACTCTCAACTCGCTTATTAACTTCCATAGCCACTCTGTCGCCGCCGGCGTTACGCTCAAACTCACACTCTTGCACTTTATTATTTACAAGCACACCTGCAGCATTTCTATATTGTTCTTCATAATCTGCCGTGTTATCGCATACGCAATCAATGCAGTAATAATCTTCTCCATATTTTTGCAATACCGGTAGTACAAAATAATCCGTACCTTTACCTTTTGTATCACATTGAGCTGTGATAATTTCTGGTTCTCCGTGTGGCAAATTAAGGTATCTGCGTATTTTGTCGTCAGGAAACAATAATCCCTCACGCTCAATAGGTTCTTGTTTATACAAACATCTATAAGAGATTTCATCCATCAAAAGTTGTTGGTCTGCAAAGAACTCTTTTGTAAAGCCGCTATACTCATAATCAAAATTACTCTCGCCTGTTACTGGGTCTACATCTGGTACGGCAATAGTCTTAACTCTTTTGTTTCCTGCGTACATATTCTGTATTCTTCCGATAACATCATGCACACTCCAACGCGTAGCAATGTGTATTTCTTTACAATTGTGTCCGTCCGTATCTTGGATTTTTCTTTGCCTAGCATCTACCGCATATTTATCCCACAGCTTATCAAGTACCATAGGGTTAAGTGCTTCTTCAATGCCACCTATCATATCATCTACAAGCAAAAATTTACTTGCACGAACTTTACCGGCATTTTTACTTCCGACAGATGTACATTGTACGCTTGGAAATGGCTTATATTTACCTATGTTGAACTGCTCTAACTTTGCGTTAGTGCTTGTAACTGTAAGATTGGGGAAAATTTCATTCCACGCATATTCATCAGCATTTGTAACAATATCGTATACGCCATCATAGTACATTCGTGTAATGTCGCCAGAATGGGAGTAAAAAAGACAAAAATCATTAGGAAACCAGCCAGCTACTAAAGCGTTAAACATCTTTTCGATAGTTGTCTTTCCTGCTCCAGGTATCAATGATACGCACAATATATCGTATTTATCATCAATCATGCCCTGCAAGGCTTCTATTAGCCCCATTTTTAAGAATTGCTTGCGGCGTGGCATATAGAAGCGCTCTTTAGGTTCTCTTTTCTTTTCAAGATACATAAATGCACTATCTACTATTTTGCTTTGAGCTTCAAGTAGCAACACATCATAGTATTTATCAAGCAAATCAAAGGAACTTTTATTGTCAAAGACAAACTTCTCTATCTCCCACATAGATAGCCCTATATCACGCATACAAGCCTTTTCTATGAGTTCTTTTGCCCTAGTCGTACATTTTAACATTGTGTCAATTTCGCCCTCGTTCTTGGCAAGCTGGCACACGTTGTAGTAGGTTTCTATGATATTTTCATCTATTCCATTTTGGGATATGTATTTTTCGCAATCATCTATCAGTTGATTTAATTCAGAATTCAAGAAAAGCACCTCCACTTTTCAGCAAAGGTGCTTATAGACCTCTGCCTATAACTGTTTTAGGGTAGCGACTACAACCAATCTGTAGCCGGCAATATTTTTATTAGAATGTCAGCATTGCATCACAGCAAGTCGGATGCAATCTATTCAAAAGTGCATTATAATCATCAATTACATACCGTGCTGGAATCATATATGTTTTAATGCCATATTTTTCCGCTGTTTCTCTTTCAATGCTACAGCCGTTCCAATCATAACTCTCACATATTCCAATGAATACATCAGCCTGTGCCAGCTTCTTAAGGCTCTCGCCTAAATACCACACAGCTTCTTTGCTGTCTTTAGGTGGGTTATCCTCAATGTAGCTGTCGATAAGCTCTAATTCTTCGCCCTCGTATATTTCAGCAATTTTTTTCATCTTCTGAATACTAGCTTTGATTTCTTCCTCTGTTCTGCCTTTCATAGGCACACTTACAAATAACTGTTTCATAGGTTCTATCTCCTTTTATATGTTTTATCAGCCTTTAGCTTTCTAAGGTCAGCAGCTACAATCAATCTGTAGTCGGTAATTGTTTATCTTAATTTCTTAACTTCCAGACAAGTATGTTTCCCATATTTTTCAATTCTCCATCTGGTACTCCAATGCTCAATGTGACAATTTTTATCTTCATTAAGTGGAATTCTATTGACAATGGCACTTGCGATAACACTTGGTGGAATGTTTAAATCATCTACAATCAATGTTGTCATTTGATTTTCTCCTTTTGGTAATCTGGCTTTTTTAATTCGTTCAAATACTTTGTCATTGCAATTTCAGTACCATTTTCATCTTTTGTGCAAACAGTAACGCAATTACTTTTATTGCTTCGTAAGTCAGCAAGTATTATTTCCGTTTTATCATCATCAAACTTGTAACACTCACGCATTTTCTCAATGCAGTTATTCATTTCTGTTATTTTCATAATATCACTTCTTCCCCCATAAATTATCTGGTAATTCCTCACCACCATAAATCTTGTTAGCATATTTCTTAAATGTTGGTACGCTACAACCTGCTACTTTTGCCGCCTTTACTTGTGAAGCCTGTCCCGATATGTACAGGTTAATTGCTTCATAGAATTTATCTTTATTTAGTGGATGTACACCTGCTGCCATAATAATCACTCCTATCTATATTTGTTATAGATTGTTAATGCCATTAGTAATTCCCCAAATGCAAAAACTAATAAGCCTGCCAAACCAGCCATATTATTTATTAAGTAAATCAATGTGAGATTTATTGCTGTTAGTATCGCTTCCACTATTTCCTTTTTCATAAACATCACTCCTTTACATTTCTATAAATCTATTTGCCAGTTTGCCAAGATATTCAGCGTTGGCAAAATGTGTTATTGAGTAGTTAGTGCTTTCTCTATGTTCTCTGATGAAATGGTCGTTAATCATTCTCTGTAAAACTGTAATACCCTTATCGTCTGTTTCATATATAGCGTCAGCGTCAAAATGTCCGTGTTCTGTATCTGTGATAGTTGATAGCACAAAACATACATTCTTTAATGTCTTATCTGTAAGTATTGGGTGTACTTTATGGAAATAGATTTCATATAACTGCATATACATCTTAAATCCGTCTTTAACGCAATCACATATAGCTGAATTATCTATGTTGTTGTCACAGATGTTATTGAACCTATTAACCATATCTTTTTCTTTAAGCAACATTTCATCTCTTGTGACAGCTCTTGCCGTCGGTTTCTCTGAAAACGATGTATGTACCTCTCCATCAATGTTAATTGATGTATTATCCTTATTAGTAATTTCTGAATTATAATCTCTGTTTAAGTAATCTATGTTAGTATTATCTGGTATTGCTTCGCCACTAGCTTGTGTTTGATTTTCCATTGGTTCATTATTGATTACGCACTCGTGCACAATGGTTTTTTCATTTTCTGGAATTTCAATTTTATAATTGCTTAATGGATAACCATTCTTTTTAAGGTCTTTTGCAATATTTACAAGATTTACCCTATATTGTAATGTTCTATCCCACTTATATTTAGGGTTATTTCGCTTTGAGATATAACCCATATTCACCAAATCGCTGATATATCTTCTTATCTGACTTGCAGATAAACCTAACATAACCTCGTCAGCTAATTCTTCGGCGGTTTTATATATCCAACCATAGAAAAGTTCTCTTTCTTCTTCGCCATTGCTCTTTGCAATCTCATTTTCTTTTTGAATAAACTTATCTGCATCCGATACTCTTTCAGACCAATAGATAAACTGATTGAGAATGATTGCTTTTCTATAATCGTTTGTTATTGATAATAAATCTTCTCTAATTACTGCTTTTTTTATTTTTATGTCTGCCATATTTTACCTCCTACGATAGATAACCCTACGATTTATATAAAAACAGTTACCAGGAGTTCGTAGGTTACTCTTTTCGTGTTGCAATCACTAGGTAACTGATTTTACCAAATTAAATTAAAATACTTTTTTCTTCCATTCTTCTTTATTTTTAACCCCATTACTTGTTTCTTTTACAAAAGCAAACATTTTATCAAAATCTTCCGCGTTTATATAAATGCTCCCATTGAAAATATGAGTTTTCAATCCAAGTTTTGTCACAAGCTTTCTTACATCATACACATTAAAGTTACGAATATTCGTTTGACTTTTGATTATTGTTTTTATTCTAGTGTATGAATAATCACTATTTCCTGCTTTCTTGTTATATTTCGGCTTATATTTTTTGATAAATTCTGTTTCTTTATCATCCAATTCACTTTCTTTACAATTAATAATTGCTATTTTGGTGAATTTTTTATCTTTATGTGAATATGGTCTTGCTAATCCTATTTTAGATTGTCCAACATAAACAACCTCATCCTCATCCATAAGAAAATAGATTATAGGGCTTTGAATATTAGGAAGTATTCTTGAATTTTCATTTTCTGCAAAATTCATAATATTTATTACCTGCCTTTCTGATAACTGCCTTATTAACAAAACAACAAACAGGCACTAAGGCTTGTGCTTTTCGGTCTGCATCACCTAGTTTGTTGTAATCGGATAGACAGGACTTGAACCTGTGACTACTTGAATAAATCAAGCGTTACTCCCAACTGAACTACTATCCGTCAACTTGTAAGAATTTCTGACAAGTTGAAATAAAAAAGACTAGCACAGAGAGATTAAACAATTCACATTTATAAATTACTTTGGAGGTCATTTATACGCTTAAAAATATTGTTTTGAGTGGATATAAAGTGCTAGTCTTAACAGCAGTATAGGCTATGACACCTATAACGGGTCGTGACAAAGCTGGATGGAAGTGGTTACGCCCGTGCAGTTGGGCTGTTCAAAGAAAGTGGCTTCGCTCGCCGTCTATTCCTTAAGGATAACTGCTGATTATGAAATATTTGAAATAATTACTACGCATATTTGTGTGGGATATGCGTAAAACCTCACGGACTTTCTGACGGTCCTTAACAGCTCTTGCTATGAGGTGAAAGGAGAACTTAATGTCATGGTAATTCCACCAAACCAGTAAGTTCAAAGGTGCAAGTAACGATTAAGTACTTGCGAACTACCCCTATCAGAATCGAACTGATGATGTAAGAATCAAAATCTTATGCCTTGACCGCTTGGCTAAGGGGCAATTAAGCTACTCTTTATCTTCAAAGAGTGCTGCAATATCATTTGCACTATCAATCTGTTCTACAAAGTTATCTGTGCCGTTAGGATGTGTGTCTGGATTACCATTACAATTTTTGCAAGGCGTTTCAAACCACATTTTAAATTTATACAAACAATTACAGCAATCTTCCTCCGGCTTAAGCATTAGACATCACCTGCCTGCCTATGATTAGCCTTTTTATCGTTAGTACGCATAGCCAATTTTGGTATTCATTGCCCTGCATTTATAACTCCTAACCTTTTTTTTATTTTTAAAATTTTTTGGAATTTACTCGGCTGAATTAGCCGTTTTGATGTGTGTATTTATTGAATATCTTGTGATTGATTAATATGTGTCTATTATACACCTAATTAGCTTAAATGTATAGATGTTAATTGAATTATTTTTAATTAAATATATAAGTGATTTATTAGCATTGATTATATGATTAATGGTTATGTGTTATTTATATATAATTATATAATATGTGTATTATGTGGTAATAATAATATAAATATATATTAATATATAAAGCCTTTTTCTTTTAAAATTTACCCGTGTGACTTAGCAAGCAGTCGAACATACGTTCTTTTAACCCCCTCCGCCCTTATCCGTGTAATTGTGTCTATTTTATGCCATATTCTCAAACAATTAACACAATTAACACTATATCCATACCATAACGCCGATAAACCTTAATTTATCAGCGTTATATAAATACTTATTACTCACAAACCCAGTATTTAAGCGGTTTACAAGTTGTTTAAATTGTGTCTGAATTGTTTACAGCGTTTATCTGCTGTTTATCTGTTAATTGCGTATTGTTTTGGCTCAATTGTTGACGTATTTCCGCGGCTGTAAGAGGTGTTTTGCTGGCGTTTTCTCTACTAACACCTGGAAGATTCCAACCAAAGCGGCGATTCATAACTGCAAGCTGCCCGACTGGATTCTTACCGGACCAGAGTCGAGCCTCTCCGCTAGATTCGTAATCCTTTGACAATTTTTCCCACAAATCGTAAGCCGATGTACTTAGTTTTGATGCTCTCTTCTCATTAGCCCAATCATATATAACAGTTTCATTTATGCCGGTTAATTTACAATATCCTGATATAGTACATATTTTATTATACTTATAACACATATATATATAATAATCTGCTATATAATTAAGATACTCATAATTATAACTATTACAATTACTATTATTTATATTACTATATTGATTATTATAATTATTATTATTATATCCTTGTAATTTACCTTTTAATTTTAGTCTATTAGTACCCTTAAAAGTATTATTATATACATAAATTAAAGCGGCATAAAAAAGGGATTGCGGAGCCGCTGCCATATCTTCAACGTTTTCTTCCGCACAAAATCTTTTAAAATACATATCAATTTCATTTTCAAAAATTTCTTGACTTTCTGGTGCTTCCTGTACTTTCTCCATATGTTCCCCCCTTCTGCTGGGTCTGCTCCAGCTAATTAATTTTATATATCTAATAACATAAAAATAACCCGATAACAATATTAATATTATCGGGTGTAAATCTTATATATTTAATTATTAAAATGATATAGCATAAATATATTATAAAGTCAATTTTATTTTTGGGCTTGACATAATATAAAAAGCTGTTTATTATATAAAACATAAACAGTAACAAAAATGTATTGAAATATGCTATTTTGTATTTATAAACAACAACATCAGATGATATTTAACTGCATTGACCCAACCCGTATGACTTCCGTTTGCGTTATCTGTTATGACATCCCAACGATTAAGCATTTCATCGCTAATTTTGTTGAAATTATAGCCACCGTGCCATTCTTTTTGCACCTTAGTATTATAAATCCCTTTGCCAGTAACAAAATAATCTAATTTATGATACCTTTTCCATTGACACATTGAATGAATAAACCCATTAACTGTGCTAAATGGTGGCAAAGGGTAGCAATCTGCACCTTTTGGCGCTGATGGATTGTTAAATCTAGCCATTTCTTGATACATTTTTAACCTTATAACTCTCATAATAAAACCTCCAAAATAAAATAAGTTGCACTTATACAAAATGTATTAATGCAACTTTCCAGTGTGGCTCTATTAAGGTAAAATGATATAATAGTTATCTATTGTTTACATCTATTAAATAATAGCATTTTTAAGCATTGCTGTCAATACAGCATTTTTCTGTATAAATCAATGCTTTACTTGAATACCGGCATTGTCTTAGCTCATATATCAACAATTCCTTAGTCATAGTCGGATTAGTCTTTTGAACTATCTTTAACAGCTCATCTATGCTCATTATCCCACTCTCCTAACTGCTCCAAGCACCATATCAACAATGTCAAATACTTCATCACCATAAGTTGCTACAAAATCACACAATATCTCTTCCTGTTCTATTGGCAAATACACATCATAGGACATACAGATTGCATGGCATACTTCGTGTATAAGCACTTTGCGTTGCATAAATCCACGCAAGGCATTTGACAGATAAATTGTATGTGTATTTCTATCAGTTACACCTAAGCTGATTGTGCCGTCTGACCGCTTTAATTCACCCGAATTTGAATTTTTATATTGCACTCGCCAATTTGTACCATTAATGCCAAAAACCATCTGCATGCTCCTTTCTGAATAAAACAGGCTATGAATATTGCTACCCATAGCCTTTAATCTTAGAATTTTGACATAAGATTATTCATATTATTCTTGATTAAACTCTTTTCTTCGGTCGTTGCGTTATCGCTAACTATTTTAATTATCTCATTAGTAACAGTTTTAATGTATTTATCTAATGCTTTCATTCTTTGCTCTTTGTCCTCTGGTGTAGTGCCACTGTGCATTTCTTTAGTTTCTGTATAATTTCTCTTTGCCCTGTCATAGCCGCTTTCGTTCATCGGCTCTGTATAGTACATCTTGCCATAATCCCTATCCATGTCCCTCATATGCTCTGCTTCTGGGTACATGTGCATATAAGGCGGTTCTTCATATCCTCTGCGGTATGTTCCGTGTCCTTTCGGTGCAAATCTTCCATCTGCATAGCGGTAGTGGTCGTAAAATCTTCTGTCCGGATAATCTTCGTACTGTTCAAGCATACGCATAATATCTTCGTTATCTTCTGACTTTTCCATAGCTTCAACAATTCTGTAATCCTTGTCAAAGCAAGCTATGTTCTTTGCTATTTCTGTAAAATCTTTTAAATCGTCAAGGTTCTGCCCCTCAAAGCTATCTAATCCGATTGCTTCAACTTTAGCCTTGACACATTCCATAATCTGTTTAGCCCATTTATGCATAATATCAAGCCTCCCTTACCGCAATCAAATTACTGTTCTGAACCTCGATAGCCTGTGCGGACGTATTCTGCACCGCTACTGTACTGCAACAACCACAAGGTACATCCACGTATGCCTGAGCCGAAACGTTAAATAAATTTTCGACTGCTGCCGGTGTTACAATCATTCGTGTTGACTGCAAAGGCTCTCCGTCTACTGCAATGGCAAGTGAGATAGCTTCAACTGTACCACCTGTCGGTATCTGAATGTTTCCGCTATAAGATACTAAAAATCTAGCCTTACACTGATTAGTAATACCTCTTAGCTTGATAATTCCACTTCCTTGTCTGTGGACTATACATTTGCTACCGCATACCGGTGTTTCTGTAAATGCAACATCTTCTCCGGCGGCAACTGTTTGTAATGCAATTCCTGTTATTTCCATTATTTTTACCTCTCTTTCATAAAAATAAGGGCAAACATTATAGTCTGCCCTTTGGTTATAAGTAATACTGCTTAGCAGACATAATCGAGTTAAACTCAATTAAGATACTCAATTATTCAGTTTTAGCAGCCACATCCTGTATTGCAACCACATCCATAAGCATAAGCATTAGGATTAGGCACAACATAAGCTGGAATAGCCGTAGGATTTACAGAGTTGATAATCTGCTGTGTCTGAGCTGCCATCTGAGTTGTAAGAAGTGCATTCTGTCTATCCTGTGATGCGGCTCTGCGTAAATCGTTGTTCTCTGCTGTAAGTGTTGCTATCTTATCATTTGTTAAGAAATCAAGGATAGCTCTCGTTCCTGCCTGCTGGCTGTCGATAATATCTCTTGTGTTGTTGCACATTGTGTTCTGTAAAGCACAAGTGTTAGTTGCCATGTTGTAGTTTACGCCTTGAATAGCTTCTCTCGTCTCGCAGCAGCAGTTAGCAAGCTGTGACTGTAAAGCGTTTGTATTCTGCATATTAGCGACTGTATCAGCGTTAATAGCCTGCTGGATGCCATAACCAGTCTGCATGATATTTGTGTTAATACCATTAAAACCAGTAAGCATGCTATTGTTCATAGCGTAGAAGCCATCACAAAGTCCGTTAGAAATACCATCTAACTTGCTAATAACTGCGGAATTATCAAATCCTCTCTGAATATCAGCCTGTGTAGCTGCTGTCACAACATAGCCACCGCCATTGTTACCACCAAAGCCACCAAATCCGCCATTGCCCCATCCAAAGAGTAATGCGAATACAACGATTATCCAAAGCCATCCGCCGTCAGCCCATCCGCCGTTATTGCCGTTGCCGTCAATATTAGCGACTAATGGTACGCTGGCACAATTTGAGTTTGAAAACATATTGTTACCTCCTAAAAATATATTCATAAAGATGTCACCTAGGTAATTTGCAAAGACATCTAATATGCTACTAATTACCAAATCTGCTTTTTATCTGATTAAATACATCATCTGCATTCAATCCCTTTTCTTTGCATAAATTTCTAGCCATCTGCTCTATGCCTTGCATATTGCCCTGCTGTGCCATCTGCATAGTGTTTTTCATCATAGGATTGCTCATAATCTGATTGTTCCCCATCATCTGCTGTATGAACTGTTGCGGACCAGCTTTCATCATCTGAAAAATGTTAATTGGGTTCATTCTTCATCACCGCCCTTGCTTTGAGTTCTTGAAGTTTTTCTTTGTGTTCCTAAAGATTTATCAAACCTATCTTCCAACTGCCCTATTTTCTCTGATAATTCCTCAAACTTATTCAGAAATAGCTGTGTGCTTTCGTCTGATAGGGTAAATTTAGCGTTTTCTGTATTAGCCATAGAATTTACTGTCTGATTATCTTTAGGGTCTGTATAAGGCTTATATACAATCGTTCTAATTGTTCCATCGGCATTCCAGCCCTTAACATAAATCTCCGACATATCCTGTTTCGGGAAAAATGCCATTGAGCCGTCCATAGGGACCTCGTTAGCGTTTATATTTTCAACTGCTTGCACAACTCTGCCGTTAATACCTATTATCTGCTGTGGAATAGTTTGCTGAACTTGTGATTGCTGCATCTGCTCCTGCGGCTGAAATCTCTGGATATTTGCCATAGGATTATATTGATATGCTCCATATTGAGGTACATAATTACTCATAATCGGTTGCTGATAAGGATTGTTCATTGTCTGCCTCCTCTAAAACTTCCTCGATTGCGTGGATAACAAGAGATAATGTCACTAAGTCAAGTTTCTGTAATTCTTCTTTACTCAAGATTTTTTCTCTTACTTCATCAGAAAACATTTGCACTACCTCTCTTTCTAGTTACATTTTTGCATAAAAAAAATCACTTATAGCGACACATAATAGACATATGTGCGACATATAAGCGACAATGCTGAAATTATATAATTGTAAAACGCGATAAATGCGGCATTAGCACTTCCTATATGCTATAGGAACTGCATTAAGTTTGTGCTAAAAATTCTTAAGCTGTATTTCAATATTTCCATTGACAATTACTATCTTGTCAATTATAGTCTTTAGTATCAAGTTCTTTTGTTTCTTGTCGACCTTATCCCAAATGTCGGCAAGTTTTTTTATGTTCTCATACACAAATTCTTTTTTCTGCGTATTAATTGCGTTTTTGCTTTCAGCGGCAATGTTTAATTTCATTTCCTTAATCTGTGCTTCCAGTTCTTTAATCATTTCTAAGACAGTATCATTTCCGTCAGCATACAGATTATACAATCTTTTTAGTTTAATCTGCTCTTTTTCAAGCTGTGATTGCATAATTTCAAGTTTTGTCGCCTTTTCTTTTGGCTTGTAAGATGATAAATCAAGTGATATTTTAAGGATTTCTTCTTCTACTTGCTTTTCTATCTCGTCCGCCCATTCAAGTGAATTATTACAGCTTGCATTATAATTGGGCAGATATGAAAGTGATTTATTTCTTGAACAGCAATAAATCTTGTGCTTTTCACTACCCCATTTTTGATAACGCATTTTGCAGCCACAAATGCCACAATAACATAATCCGGTCAGTAAATTAGGTTCGGTTATGCAGTAAGTTTTTGCTGAACACCTCGACTTTCTTAGTTCTAATCCAAGGTTAAACCTGTCTTTATCAAAAACAGGTTCGTGTTTTCCTTGATATATTTTACCTTTGTATGGTATCATTCCGATATTTACAACGCCGGTCAAAATACTTCTAGTAACAAGTTCAGACTTAAAGCCACAAATTTCTTTAATTTTCGCATCTGAATAGCCAGATATGAACAATTCAAGACCTTTTCTTGCCTGTTCTGCACGTTCTGGGATAGGTATTAATATGCCTTGTTCCTTACTGTAGGAATAACAGTAAGGCAAATTGCCGCCACCCATCCAGTAACCCTGCTTAATTCTTTCAAGCATACCGCCACGCATACGCAACATCATAGTATTTTTATCAAGCTGCGCAAATACAGCCATCATCTGCGTATAAGCCTGTTCCATAGGGCTGTCATAATTTACACTATCGTGTACGCATTTAAACACAACATTATACTTTTGAAATACTTTCTCGATAAGATATATTCCATCAATCATATTCCTTGATAATCGGTCAAGTTTAAAAGCTACAACACAGCTTAATCTTTTGCGGCTACAATCATTCACAAGTCTTTGAAGTTCCGGTCTATCCATATTTGTACCGGTGTAACCATCATCAATATACCAGTCTGTTATTACAAGTTCATTTTTTCTACAATAATTTTCAATATCCCTTTTTTGGCTATCAAGTCCATTACCCTCAACAGCCTGTTTTTCAGTAGATACTCTCATATAAGCAACACATTCCATATATTTTATCTCCTTATAATATAAATAAATGTGCCGCATTTATCACGTTCTACGGCACATTGTAACACATATTTACTTGTTGTCAATTATCTCTGCAATTATCTTTAGTAAGCTGTCTGAAAGAGTTATGTTTTCTGTTTTTACGTCTTCGCCATTTTGAGTAACCCTAATCATTTATAACCTCCAACTTACTTATTTTCTTTTTAATTTTGTTTATCTTGCGATTGACTGTTCTATCACACACGGACAGCCGCATAGCAATTTCTGTAATGCTTCTGCCTTGTGATAGTAACTTGAATATTCTCAATTCTTCTTCTGTAAAATTGGCATTTTTAATTATCTCATCAAGTTCCGGCTTAGTCAGTTCTGAAAACTTCATAAGCCAATCTCCTTATTTAAACTTAATATGTTCTATTCCTGTTTCTTCGTATAACTGATTAACAAGCTCCTCTGCTGTGAATAATCCGTCATTGTAGTTATCTATAAGTACTTTAAGCTCTTTTTGTACTTTTGTTAATCTCTGCTGTCCGAAACCGAATTTATCATGCAGCACCCATAAAATTAATATTAATGCTGATTCAAAATTTTTCTTCTGCTGTTCATTACTAATCCTATTCATCTGAACACGTAACATTTGCTCCTTAAACTTTTTCTGTTCTGCCTTACTCATATTTTCACTTCTTTCTTAGAAATTGATTGTCGTATCGCCAGTAGTGCTTGCTATTGTCATTCTTAAGACTTTTACCTCTTTCGTAGTCTGTCTGCCAGCATTTCTGACATAATTGTCCTTGTGGTCTGTCAATAGGTTCTCCACAACGATAGCACAAGTGATTTTCTTTGCGATATTCTTTTATATTTTGCCTATTTTCAGTTCTTTTTCTGTGGATAGCATTATCTTTACTCTGGCATATAAAACACTTTGCTTTGCCCTCAACAGCTTTAGCCTTACCACATCTAACACATATGCCAGCTTTTCTACGTTCAGCGTATAAGTTTTTCGAATACTGTTTAAATGCTTCATTGTTTTTTCTTCGCTTATCATCACTTAATGGGTGATTAGCTCTATATTCAGCTTTGTTAGCCAAACATTCCGGACATATCTTTTCATCACCCACAAGTTTATTTTTGCGACATTCCGGGCAAATTTTAAACTGCCTGCAAAGTTCTCTAGTTTCTCTACTGTAAGCCGTTTGCTTCTCCCTACATTCTTCACAATAAAAGCCTTTTCTATCAAGTGGCTTGCCACATTTAGGACACAATCCATTATCTCGGCGATAATTATATAATTTCTTCTGTGGACTAATTGGCGTTGTTTCCACTAAAAATCAACCTCTCATTCTGTCAATTCTATCTTGTACTTCTTTAGGTGCTTCAATATATTCTTCTGCGTTTGTATTTTGACCGATAAGGGCATTTTCTTTAATTTGTAATGTATTTATATCTCTTTGGAATTTTTGCTCGATTTGAGCCTTATACGAATTTGCATTCGTCTTTTCGATAAGTGATTTAATATTGTCCGGCATACGATTTATTTCATTCGCACGCTTAACAACTGTTTCGTAAGTTCTTAGAAAATTTGATTGTATTACTGTTTCTATCGTCTGATAATCTGATGTCGCCCAGTTTTTAAGGTTATCTGGCATACCAACCGCCTGTTTTACAAGTGGCGGCAGCTTGTTGAATTCTTCAACCGCCCCATAAGTGCCATTCCGTAACGCTTTACTAACTAACCCCCAAGCTGTCATTCCGTCAAGTTCCTGCGGCTGTGATATTGTCTGTATTTTACCTATCAACTGTCCTATGCTCGGTGCGAATCCGCTTGTATCGGAATGCACGTAAGTTTTCAATGCCATAGATATTTGACTGTAGCTGTATTCTTCCAACATCATATTCCACACATCTACTGTCTCTGATAAATTGCTCGGCTTGTAATTGGGGTAACAATCACACATTATGCGAATGATTTTAACTGTTTCTTCTCTCGTCAAGAGTCCTCACCCGTCCTTACTGATTCAAGTGCTTTAAAAAACTCACTACCTTTTATCTCTTTAAAGCCATTTTCACAAGGAGTTAATGAATTATAGCGATTAGTACTCATACGCAAGTATTGTTTTCCATTGCATTTAAATCTTGTTATTGAATAGCCACCCATTTCCGTTTCTTTGAAGTAGTCTCCGCACCTCAAAGGATAAGCATTAATAACTATCTCCTTTTCAATACATTCATTTTGAAATTGCTTTAATATTTTGCAACCTTTTTTAAACTTTCTCATACTTTGACCTGCAAACATTTTAGGCTTGTTTAATTGATTGCCAAATTTTTCACTATTTTCCTGTATATCATCAATATACAATTCAATATTACTTTTTGTATTTTCCTTAAACGCAACATTAACACTACCATTTCCACACATATAATAATGATTTCCACTTATTCCTATGCGATTGAAAAAATCTTTGATAAATTCTCTTCTGCTTTTTTCTATTACTTCATCACGATGTAGCTCTTTTAAATAATCTTCATTTGTAACAACATAAAATTTTTCCATTTTCATCACTCCTTTACACATTATCCCAATCAATAGCACCCTTATTGAAATTCTGATTGTCCTGTTTATTAGAATTACCTTCTTTCAGCTCAAACAGTCCTTGCCAACAATGGTCTACTGACTGATTAAGAATTTTAACAGCCAAGTCATTATCTCCACCCGACAACTTTTCAAGAGTATTCATAGCCCTGTGTAACGCCTTATCAGTGCATATAGGTTTTTTAATTCTCTTACGCATTGTCACATACTCGTTAAATGCTTCATCAAGTAATTCGTCATCTGGATAATAACTTTTCTTTTTGGATATTACGTTAGTAATATCTTTTTCTTTTATATTCTTATCATTCTTTAATTCTCTGTCATTATTACATTCTTTACATTCTTGTATGTGTTCCGTCACTGTTTCCGTTGGTGTTTCCGTAAGTGTTCTATCGGTGTTTCCACTACTGTTTCCATTGGTGTGTCCGTCAGTGTTTCCGTTACTGTTTTCTGAAAACTGGAAAACACTATAATTTACTATGGTTAGAAGTGTTCTATTATCATTGCTTTCTTTTTGCACCATATTTTCATTTTCTAGCATTTTTAAAAAACGATATGTTCTGTTTACACTCCAATTCCATTTCACTGATAACTGTCGGACAGATGTTAAAATCTGCCCCCTTGTTATTGTGATTATTTCTCCATTGAATAATAGTTTTGTATCTGAATGGTTGGCTGTGAGTAATAAATCAACCCAAGCCGAACGCTTGTCAAATGGTTCGTTTACTCGCCATATCCAACAATCCAGTAGTTGCCTATGCAATTTTATCCAACCTTTATTCATAGTCTACCTCTTCAAGTTCTGTCACATTGTTACTTCACTAAATCGTTAATGTTAACCCTAAATCCGTCAAATTCCTTGCCTTTACTCTTGATGTAAGCTGTTGTATCAAAGAACATCAAGTTGCCACTATTGTCGGTTGCCATACTTACACCATTTCTTGTAAGACTGCCTTTGAGTAGGTCAAGTAAAATCTGTATTTCCTGCTTTGTTTCGTCTTTCATACTGTATCTCCTTGGTTGATATTTAAGTTTTTAAACATAGCACACATAACATCTACGACAATACTGTTTCCAAATTGCTTATACAACTGTGTATTACTGTTTACTGCTGCCATCTTGTCAATATCTTCATCAGATACACCCATCAGCCGTCCACACTCTCTAGGTGTCAACTTTCTGATACGATATTGAGGTTTTTCAAGTAATAAATTATCTTTCTGTACACTCGTCAAGCAATTACTTGTGCCTTGTATATTTACTTCTAATCTCTGCTCCGTTGGGTTTCCCGCAGTTCTATCTGACGGATTATCAGGATTTCTGCCACGCATAGCAACTATCTGACTTTCACACACTTTAATCTGTTGTGTACCGCCACCCTCAACTGTTGTAATGTTGGGGCAAAGTGCATTTTCATCATATACTGTGTTTGATTGGTGTTTGCCTGTGCCATTATCCATAAATCCCAACTGTTTTACTTCAAGTATTTTCGGCTCTTGATTACCACCTTGCATTGTACTCAATGTTGGACTACACCCCCCCTACATCATAAATTCTGTTGGTACTTTCAAATTTTGCTTCAAGAGAACCTATTACATTTACATCTGCCATTACTTCAATCACTCCACTACTTGTTTTATTGGCTCTTAGGGTGGGACAAATACCCCCCCCCTAAGTACCTTTTCACCACCGAATTTTTCACTTTCAAAAAGCACTATCCCGATAGCATCTGTTAATTTTTCCATTCAATTACTCCATTACTTCCATAATTATCAAGGCCTTTATAATCTCTTGCCCTAAGAGTTACGGCTACATCAATCTGTTTTTCTGCTGTCTCTCCCATATCCTTTAACAACCAAGTTTCCATCTGACCGCAAGTTTGATATTCCGCAGTCATATCTTGCCTTGATACAGTTTGCAACTTCTCTCTGTTGTGGCTTATTGATTGTTCCGTCAACGCAAGTCTGTCTGTCTGTCTGTCTGTCTGTCTGTCAAGATTGTGTTGTGGTAATGTGCCGTTGTCAATAAGCTGTTTTATCAGCTTGTCAGCCTTTTCATTGTTGATGTAATACTTTTCATCTACATTATCCTCAAGATAGTCTTTTAACTTCTTTTTGAGTGGTATAGGCTGTGGAAAATCATATGAGTAATTACCAAGGAACGAAAACATAAAGCACCTGTTTCTGTTCTGTGCCACTCCATAATTTTTAGCATTCAAATCTTGCCAATAATTTGTGTACCCTAAACTTTCCAGGAATCCCAACCACTTCTCAAAATCATTGATATTTTTCTTGCCGTGTACTTGTGGCACGTTCTCCATGAACAAAATCTGTGGTAATTCTCCGTTACTATCTCTAATTTCTGTCAGTATTCTCTCAACTTCCCACAACAAACCACTCCTTGTACCACTGCCCTTAGACATTCCGGCTTGTTTTCCGGCAACTGATAAATCCGTACAAGGGAATGAGTAAGTAAGTAAGTAAGTGAATGCATTTGTGTCGCAGATATTCAAATCTTCTGCATGAACCTTAGTTATATCCATTGTGGAAAAATCTGTGCCATGCACTGCGTTATAGCTTGCTATGGCATACTTATCAAACTCCACAACTCTGTAATGCTCAAATTTAGCACCTATTCTCTTTAGTGCCATTGCCTGACTTCCGTAGCCGGCGAATAATTCTATCAAGCGAATAGGCTTTGTAATGCTAATTGGTTCTCTTGTGAAGTCAAATATAGACATTTGATTATCACAAGAATAATTGTCAAAATTCATAAATCTACCAAAAGGGAACCTCGGTTTTATGTCGCGACAACCTATTCCTTTCTTTGATTTTTAATCTACAGTTTCATACTTATCTTTGTGAAATTCCCTATCTTCTTCATTGGAATAGGCTCTTTTGCAATTCGTACAAAACTCTAAATGTACCTTTATATCTGTGCTACTTTCGTATCTACAGCCTTTGCAATCATTCATTCTGAATCACCCACTTTCAAACAATCACTTACAAGCATATCTGCCTTGATTAGCTCATAAATAATATCAAGATACGTCCTGCGGTCTCTATATCTGCAATTTGCGTCTTTATGTATTCTCGGGTCATTATCTCTCCAATCATTAACACCAAAAATCACATTGCTCACAAAAAGCATTTTCACGCCTTTTGCAACGCAAAGGTAATAGCAACCACTCTTACCATATTCGCCCTTACACTTCTTAAATCCAAATTTTTCAAATTCCTTTGCTTCAACTTTCGGAATCAGCATTTTCTTCACCCACTTTCAATAAATCCATAAACTTCTCGTATTGCTTCTGTGATATCTTGTTGTGCTCTTTTTCTGGCTTTAAGCGGATTATAAGGTGCTTTTCAGCGATAGACGATAATTCCCTCGCTAACACCTTTTTGCCTTGCTGTACGCCCTGCATATAGCCTTTAGGCGCTTTCCTCTCGCCTATTGAACCACTAGCACGATTTTCTCTTTGACCGCCTAAACTGACATTCCGAAGCTGATAACCTTTATCAGCGTACAGCTTGATGTAATACTTCTCTTTTTCGTCAAGCTGATTCTCTGGAAAATTTAGAAATTCAACTCGCCAGCCACAAGGATTTTTCTCTTTGTCATACAGCTTGTGTTTGCGTAAACTAAGGTCTATATGCTGTTCATAACCTACAAGGTGGCTTGCCAATCTGCTAAGTGTATGTACTGCCTGTCCGATGTAAGCGTACTTAAATCCGTTTTCATCTTCTCGGAGTAAGAAGTATATTCCACTTTTGTCATTCAGCTTTGGGTTTAGCTTCAACAGTCGTTTTTTATTTTCCTGTTCAATCGCCTTGGCTCTTGCTATGTTCTGATAATTCAACTGTTATCACCTGCCTTTAGCTGTTCCGCAAGCTCTTCCAGCTTAAACATATCGTCAGCAAAGATAAGTCCTGCATCTTCAACAGCCTTTGCAAAATCGTCAATAGCCTTATTTCTTACATCATCAGCTGTTACAAACTCACAGTTAAAAGTACTGCAAGTTCCTGTAGTATGATGTATACATTTATTGCAATCTCTATCCATTAATTTTACCCACCTTTATTATCTTAATTGCCCTTTCTAAACCTCTTTGAAAACTATCATCATACTCTGCATCAAGGCAAGGGCTGACTTCTTCAACATATTTGTCAAAATCTGCGTATGATAACTCTCTTTCGTCTTCGAGCTGTTTCACAACCTTATCAATATCATTAACCGTTAATTGTTCTGCATTTTCTTCAACAAGGTTATTTTCTGTTGCGGTTCTTGATTTAAACGGGTCTACGAAATTATCAATAGGTTTAGCTCCCATACTAAAAGCTATTGGTTGTTCATCAATGATAGTTTCAAATATTTCAGATAAAGCCTTACTGATATAATTTCTTTTGTGAATATCCTCAATTAATTTATCAGTGTCAATCAGTCCCATACTCACACCTCTTTAATTAAATGGTAATCCCTCATAAGCTACATTGTCTGGAATTGACATAAAGTTGTCCGAGCTAGCATTACCGCCCATAATTCCGTTACTGTTATTATTCTGCTGATTAGCACGGCTTTCACAAAACTCGTGTCTTTCAACAACACAATCATTAGTGTAGACTTTCTGTCCGTCCTTGTTAGTGTAGTTGCCTGTCTGCCATCTACCCTCAACGATAATCTTAGTTCCCTGATGTAAATACTTCTCCGCAAACTCTCCATTTTTACCAAATGCGATACAGTTAATAAAGTCTGCTGCCTGTTCGCCCTCTTTCTTGAAAGCTCTGTCAACAGCTAATGTGTATCTTGCCACTGCCATACTTCCGTTTACTGTCTGTGAATATCTAACATCAGCATCCCTAACAACTCTCCCCGAAATTATCACTTTATTCATATTTTTTCCTCTTGCTTTCTGAAATTCGTTTTCTAGTTTCTTCACTTCTTTTTTGCCCTGTATGATGATATATTGTGTGTGCTGAATTTGTCATCATACATAAATTTTCAATTCTGTTATCATTTTTTATCCCGTTCAAATGATGTATGCAACAATTTCGTGGCACTTCTATTCCTGTGGCTTTTTCATAAACTACGATATGTTCCATAACGTACCCACCTTTATCTGCTCTTTTATGTTCTGGCATTAATATTTGAACGTATCCTTTTCTTGTTTTCCTAACGCCGCCATTCCAATTACTAGCATTTTTACCACTTTTGGCTTTTGACCTGTTCAAAAACTCAATTTCTTCATCTCTCTTTAAATTAAGTGAATAAGCTTTTTTATAGATTGCCAAAAATGTTTTATTAGGAAATAAGGCGATTAATTCATCATTTGTTAAGCGAGAATATTTATCTTTTAATAAAAGGACTTCCTCCTCACTCCATTTGGGATTCATAGTTATTATCTCCTTACATCTAAGTTTTCCATATTTGTTGCGGTTTCTTTCGCTTCTGATTGAAGCCATTCCATACAACTAGCTTCTCCCTCGTATTCTTCGCCGAATGTGTTCTTAAAAGTTATAAGAAACTCTACTAATTCTTCATCTGACATATTCCTTATTCTGTCGGCATTGGTCTGTCTGCTATCACATCTGCAACAAGGCTCATTATCTCTTGAATTGCTGTTGTGCTTGCAGTTGCAAGTATGAACATCATCAACGCCACCTCTTAATTCAGCCAATTTGTTGTAAAAATGCCTGACATATTCATCTGTATAATTGCCATATATCTTTTTAAATTTATTAAATTCATATATAGCATTGTCTTCTGCTAGTTCTCTTATATCTTCTTTACTCATCTTCTCCACCTCTCAATTCTTTCAGTTTTGCTTCGGCTTTTTCTTCTGTAGAAAAATACTTGCAGTTTTCCTTGTCGATACTTTCAATCTCATATATTGCAAGCTCCCTTATAGGTCTTTTCATAACCATTGCATACTTAGGCTCGTTTATATCGGCAACGAAATACACATCTTTGCAAGGCAATTTAACAAGTCTGCCCTGTTCCTCTAAGTCCTCATATTTGCCTAATCTTTCTATCAGCAAATTCTTATAATCGTAACTGTTTTCTCCGCAAGGTAAGCTATCAGAAGCTCCGTGTGTTCCATCTGAGTAAGTCTTTGTTAATCTCTCCATTACGTCTCCTTTCTGCCTTTAATCGTCCTTTTCTTCAAAATCTTCGCAACTATCATCATACATAGTCGCTATTCCGTAATTGTCGCTATCGGTATTGCTACAATAAAATTCCTTTTCTGTTGTAGAATACTTGTTATATTTGCATTCTCCACAAATTTCTCTTGACATATAATCTCCTTCCTAAAACAGGCACTCCTTTTCTTTGCGTTTAACAAATAATCTTTTTATCCACTTAGGCAACATACATTTCCATGTTGAAACATCAAAGCCGCCTTTTCTGTCGAACAAGCACCCACAATCACCACACTCTCCCTCATAGCTCATGATTTCCCAACCACAAGGGCGATTCTCGCAATCATTGTCATACCAGCAGCTAACTTCTGTGTAGTGTTCCCACTTATTGGAATTTTCAATAGGCTTTGAATATTTGAATGTTGAAATTCTTATATTTCCAAATCGTTTGTCTATATTTATAGGTTTCTTTGTTCTCAATATCCTCAAAACGGACATTCATCTCCTTTCCTTAAAACCCATTCCTTGCCAGGCTCTGCAACATCTACATTCGCCCCACAAGCAACTTTTTTCATCTTCTCGATAAAACTATCTCTATCAGAATTTTCACTTGATAAATGGCACATTATGACGTTCTGCAAGTTATCTGAATAATTCGCTTTAACAAAATCGCAAGCTGTGTCAATGGATAAGTGACCTCTGAAAACGTGATTAGCTTTGTTTGTATTCTCTCTGTCAATTAAATCCTTGTCATAATTCACACCTAAGAGAATGTGGTTTATGTCTTTAAATCTCCATTTGACAACCTCACAATCGGTTATGTAAAGCATTCTCCCCATTTCCTTGTGAGTAATCAGAAAGCCGTATATCGGGCAAGGCTCGCCATTTGCGTCTGTATGTGTCCACCTGCCATCTACTGTAGTTAAGTCAAATGGTCTAATTGTGAAATCGCCAAAATGCACCACATCAAGAAAAATATCAAGTGCCGGATTAAATACACGAATCCCCATATTTCTAATATCAGCTACCGACTTGCTATGGTCTTGGTGTTTGTGGGTACATATCGTACCCACAACACCTGTAATATCCCAATTCAAGCCTTTCTTAATCTCCTTAATCGGTATTCCACAATCAAGGATAAGTGTTTCTCCACTGTTGGAAGTTAAGGTGTAGCAATTACCTGTACTTCCTGTGGCTATACATTTAAGTTTCATCATTTCGCACCTACTGTCATAATTGCTGGATTTACAGCTCCGTCTCCGTCATAGTCATACTTTTTGTTATGCCACTTTCTTAAATACTCTCCGTATTCCCAACGCTGTGAAAGAATACTAACTGCGCATCCGTACATAAATCCTGTTATGCCCTCTGTGTCCGCTTCACAGCTCAATCTGTCTGCATTATCGGCAAAGCACTTCATAACATCATTGCTCTTGTCGATTTCTGCTTCTAGCAATTCAGCCCACCTTTCAGCATAAGTGAAGCAAGCTCTGCTGTATCCGTCACTATTCTTGTCGTACCAATCCTTGTATTCTTTTTCTTTGCCTTTAATAATCTTCATCAAATCACTCCTTTAATACTTAATATTCATATTTCCGTGTTCGTTTACCCAGTCAATAGCTTCTGCGTATGTCACGCCATTGTTTTTCAAGACATATAACAGATTATGAAATTTAGGGTGCGTTTCCTTTAACATCTGAAATCTGTTAGGTTCTTTTTCTAAATGGCAACCAAATCCACACAATACACAACCTGTTCTTTGACAACCTGTGGTTTTCAGCAATGGTCTTTCGTTGTAAAAAATTCCAAAATCAGCAAACGACATTTGATTTTCACATTGCCCCATAGCTTCGTAATCTGTTACTACTTCACCATAAACGGAACATATAGGTAGATTATTTTCTTTGATGTAAAGCAACACATCTTGTTCCGTCCAAAAGCTCATAGGGTTGCTATGCGGTCTTGTTACATTAAAAGCATTACATCCATCCTGTAACCATTTTTGTGTACGCATAACGCTTTCACTTGCCATAGTCGCTATAATTGGCTTTCTGCCTGTTTCTTTTTCGTAATCGTGTGCAGGCTTTTTCTTCATAATGTCACAACATAAATCGCTTATCTCAAATGGTGCGTCAAGAAAGAATTTGTATTTTTCTTGATTAAACTGACTATAATTACCTTTACTATCTGTCAGTTCTCCGTTCAGTCTGCGTAACCTGTATTCTGAACTGCTAGGGATAACTCCCATCTGCAAACTTTTGTATTGTTCGTTCTGCTTGTTTATTCTCCTGTCTATTCCTAACAGGTCTGCCATATAGCAAGCATACGGAACTGCTGTTAAGATTGTGTTGTTAGATTTTTGACTGTCAAGGTATTTAACATATTTTCTTGCACCGCTTACACAATTTGACACTTCCTTGCTAATCATCGGAAATCCATACTTTTCACAAACTTCTGCGAATGAAATCTTAGGTTTTAAAATCACAAGGTTATCAAAAGTCTTGGCAAACTGCTTTAACTCTGGATACTGTGTTGGAACATCTACGAACACAAAAGGAATATTTTTATATCCGCAAACTACTCTGATTATATGTCCTAAAACTGTGCTGTCTTTGCCACTGCTAAATGACAGATACACGCCATCTTCGCCAAATTCATTTACCCAGTTTCTTATTCTCTCCGCTGTCATTAAAACCTTGATATTCAGCGGTAATGCCTGCCATTGGTATAATTCCTGCATTGTGTGTTTTGCCATACTCACACCTCGATTTCATCATCCTGTGGGAACTGAAAGTACTCTGTTGTAGCTTTCCGAAATTGTTCCTCACTCAAAATACTCTGCACTTCTTCAAAGCACTTTGAACCGGCTGTGCAATGATAAAACACATTATTTTCATACACTTTTCTAAGCATTTCCATAGCCTTAATTGCCTTTTCTTCGGTGGAATAAGTTGCAATAAGACTGTTCAGAAACACTTCCGGCGGTTCTGCGACATTTTTAACTGCAACAATTCCGTAATTTCCACCACTACTATTTAATATTGAAAAAACAAAGTTTTCATAAGGAACATCTGTTTTTCCTGTCTGTGAAATTACTCTCATATCAGTTCTCCTTAATAAGATAAATTAATAACAATGAATGGGTCTTCCTGCCAAGTTCTCTTGTGTGCTGGCTCATAATTGTCAATATCATCAAAATCTACTTTATCGTCAAAACTTGCTGTAACTGTCACTTCCTGCGTGTCGTTTTCATTCTCTCTGTCAAATTCTGCTTCAACGTCAGTATCATATTCAGCTTCACAGTGAAACTTAACTTCTGTATCTGCATTATACTGACTTAATTCCTGTATTAATTCGTATACTGTCATATCTAATCTCCTATTCTGCCTGCATAAATGGTGGTAATGTGCTATCTTCTGCCTGTTCTTCGGTTACTTCTGTAGCTGTACCCTCAATAATGTTGCTTTCTTCAAAATCAACGCTGTTTGCGTTCTGCTCAATATCGTAAGCAACATCCTGTTCAAGCATTTCATCGTGGCTGATTTCCTCGTAATCCTCGTTTTCATTACCACTATGAGAATTATTGATATATTTAAGCAATCTATTTTTGACGGTTTTCATAGCCATCTGGTCAGCAAATTTCTGATGAGCACCATTGCCATTCTCTTTGTAGCCATAACCCTGTTTCCAAGCCTGCTTAATCTGTACAATGGTCATAACCTCTGCTATCTTCTCTCCGTCATCCATAATCGCCACTGCATAAGCCCCGGTAATCTTATCGTTGTCGATATTCTCAAAACTCTGTTCGTGGCAATCAATAATTGTCTTAGCGTCCTCTTTGTGATACTTGAACACATCTCCCTTGTAAATGACCGCTGCATTAATGTCTTTAAGTCCGAATCTCCTTGCTATACAAGTGTTTCCATACACTGACTTCTGACACTGTAGCTTGCCGCCATAAGCAACCGGGTAGCACTGTTTCTTCTGCATTGAAAGTCCGTTCGTAACCATTTCAACAAGTGCATTTTCGATACTTGCCCTTGTACAACTCTGCAATACAGGCTTTTTGTTCATATCTACTGTGTCCTGCAAAATCAGCATTGCCGACATAAACTCGTTTGTGTAGTTGTAATCTTTAGGGAATGTCAAGCCGAATTTCTCTTTCTGCTTGATTTTCACAACCATTCCCTCGGTAAAATCCTTTGCTACAAGTTCTCTGCTTTCAGCTTCTTTCTTTTCCACAACTGCCGTATTCTCTGCCATAATTAATCCTCACTTTCTTCATATATAATTTTTATGCCTATTGCATTTGCGGAAGTACTTTTATATGCGATAGCTTCCATAATTTCCCATACATCATCATTATCTATCGTAACAGTAGCTCTCTCCATTGCTGATACAAACTGCTTGATAACTTCTGCTTCTTTATTGCTTACTGTAAGTACATAAGTATCTTCGCCTTGCATATCATCCCTCCACAATCTCTAATTTCTCGCTATCATTAACAATTAGCATAATCAACTGACTATCTACCATTTCGGCAATCCTTTTCTGATTTGCTTTATCTAAGTTTTCCGTGTCGTCAAGAATGACTGGCACCGATATGTTGCTAATCTTCTGAATAGAGTTGCAAATATCTACTCTGCCTAAAATCCTGTTGCCCTTGTTGCTCATAGTTGTTAAAATGCTTTTTCCTTCAACTGTAGGTATGCAACAACTCTTGTAACCACCAGACTTTGTATAAGTAAACAACTGCCACTTAACTAACCCAAAATGGCTGTTTACCGCCTCTGTCAAGGCTTCGTTCTTTGCCTTATCAAGTTCATCAAGTAAATCAAGGATTTTCTCGGCATTAGTCTTATTCTGTTCAGAGTCAATCCTTGTCTGCTTTAATTCTTCAAGTCGCTGTTCGTCTGCTGCCGTATCAGACTTTGCAATCTGGCTTTCGCATTCTGCCAACTGCTGCCTTAAAGTTGTTTCCTGTGCTTTTAATTCTGCCTTAACCGCCGAAATATCATTAGCCTTGTGCATAGCTTCTTCTTTTTCGGCAATCTTCTGTTCAAGTGCCTTGTATTCTTCGGTGGTTGTCACATCAATTTCCTGTGGAAGTTCCGATAACTGCTTTTTAAGGTCTGCAATAGCTGTATTCAGCATTTCAAGGCTTTCTTTATGCTGTGGTAGTTCTTTCTGCAAATCTTCAAGAATCTTCTTATTTTCATCAAGTTTGCCCTTAATAAGATTGCCATTGTTTGTGATAGTCTTTAGTTCTTCTGCCTTGTGGCTATCAAAATCGGCTCTTAACTGTTCTTTCTTATCTTCGGGATATTCCTGTTTGCAATAAGGGCAAATAAGGCTGTTTTCGTCAAATTTGCGTTCATTCTCCGCTTTCCACTTATCCCTTATATCCTGTAAATTCTTATTTATGCTATCAATGGCATTCTGCTGATACTCAATGTTCTTTTCTGTATCGGCAATAGTCTTTTCTGTCTGCCTAACAAGAAACTGCTTATCAGAAATCCTGTTCTCAATATCTCTCCTAGCCTTAACATTATCCTCATTAGCCTTGCGCGACATATCACTAAGCTCAAATTTAAGATTGAGAATATCCGAACTAGCCTTGTCATATTCAGCCATCAGCTTGTCATTGTCGGTCTGCTTTGCCACGCAATCAGCAATCTGCGCTTTAAGGCTGTTCTTCTGTAATTCAAGGTCAGATATTTCAATAGCCTGTTTAAGCTGAATATCTCTCTCCTTTTCCTTAATCTGTCCGTCAAGAATAGGCAAATCCTTTGTGATTTTGGTCTTTGTAGCCTTATTCATAGCTGATAATTCTTCTGTTGTATATTTATCTAATAAAGGAACTAACTCGGTTAATTCGGCTTTCTGTGAAGCGATATCAAGGTCTGTAACATCTCCTACAAGACTGAATAAGTATTCTCTCATTTCTGCCGGCTTCTGATTAAGAAATGCGTTCACATTGCTGCACATCTTAAATACATTCATATCAACATCAAGGTACGCATTGAAGTCCTTTAATGTCTTAGGCACATCATTGATGAAATACTTGTTATCGTCCTTATAACTGCTGCCATCTTTGCTGTAAGTACGCTTCTGCACTTTCTTCATAGTTATTTCTTTTCCGTCAACATCAAGTGTAAGTTCAACACTTGTATCCATATCATCAACAGACTTTCCGTCAACTTCTCGTCTAACAACCGGATTATCCTTTAACTCATAATCGCAGTTGAACAAGCACCATAAGTAAGCTGTGGCAATAGTTGACTTACCCTTGCCATTCTTAGCCATAATCTTTGTAATGGCATAGAAGTCAAATTCTGCGTGTGCATAACACATAAAGTTTTCTAACACTACTCTTTTTAAAGTTGCTCTCATAAACAATATCCTTTCCTTATTATATATTCATAATGAACACATCATCTTCTATTGAGAAGTTATCAACTGTCTTATCTGCCAGATAATGCCGTCTGTCAAGTTCATCAAACGTGCCATCAAATATAACACCTTGAACTGGATGCCATACCTGACAACGCTTTTCATTATCTGCTGCCATACTAGCTAATTCTGAAACTGTAACATCACTATTCATCAGCATTCTCCTTTTCCTCTATAATCTCAACTCTGCCTACTGATACCTCATAAGCTACTCTGTTTTCAATTTCATCTTCGCTTATCTTCTTTGTATAAGGTCTTGACTGAAACCTGCCTGTCATTTCTATATGTGTTCCTATTGGCAAATGACCGACAAACTTAGCTGTCCTGCCCCAAGTTATGCAAGGTATATAGTCTGACTTGCCATATGCTCTGTTAACAGCTATGAGAACATTTGTTATTTCTCTTCCAAGTGGTGTTACCCTGTATATAGGTTCTTTGCAAATAAAACCTCTAAGAACTACATCATTATTAAAAGGTAGTTCTTCCTCGTTTTCATATATCTCTATAATTTCGGTAAAGATTGCTAATATCAGCTTACTTTTTTCACCTATATGCTCGTTGTAGCTTCTTATTCTTCCTGTAATCATTACGCAAGCACCTGCTTTTAATTCGTTCATATCTACAATTCTTTCAGATATAAGAACAGGAAGTATATCTACTGCTCCGCTAACCCTGTCAATAGAAATCATCATCTTAAAGAATTTTTCTCCAAAAACCTCGTGATTAAAAGCTGGTTCTTCTGCAACTAACCCAAAAACTGTAATATTGTTATTTCTCTCTTTCATCTTTAGTTCTCCTCTCTCTTTTCTACAAATCCAACAACTTTACCGCCGTCAATAACTGTATACATATCCTTTTTCTCGTACATATCAATACAATCCTGTACTGTTATTACTTTCTCATTTACCTGTTTCATACTGTTCTTTCCTTTCTTTTGCTTTAATCTTTGATGTTGTAACTACAATACATATAGTTTCTAGTATCATTCCGACAACAACGCCCAACATAAACCCTTGTATCATAGTTTATATCTCTCTTTCATTATCATAGGCAGTTCGTAGCAGTCGATATAATCGTGAGTGTCTGCTATGTACTTCTTTTTCAGTTCACTCAAACCACACCCGAATTCGTGCCTTAACTGCCCTAAAATGTCATTTACAACTACTCTTCTTAAGAGTTCACAATGCTTATTTCTTCCTAAGAGGTAACTTGTTCTTCTGCCAATGTGTGCCAGGATTTCAAGCTTTTCTACCTCATTAATCTGCTCTCTTTCGCCTTTTTCAGAAATAATAAATATCAATCTGCTAAAACTCCTTTCTAATTAATAAGCTTCTCCTTATTTTAAAAATTGTGATATAATCCTCTTATCTTTTTATAGGAAAGAGGTGAAATATGACTGCCGAAAAATATATATCAGCTTATGCTACCGCTAAAATTTGTGGTTATAATGGCTCATATGATGATTTTAGAAAACTGTACGACCAATACTATTCAGAAATCATCAGTTCAGTGCCTGCTGAAGAACTGCAATTAGCAAAAGCCGTAGCGACTAACAATCCGTTCCGTAACCTGAAGCACTTCTAAATGCTTCGATTACTGGGGAAATGGCGGTAAGTACTTTGATTGATAGCTCAATGTTAGTTTCTTCAAGGCGCTTATCGCCGCTTTTAATATTTCTGTAATCATCCACAATATCCATAGCGATATGCTGCGCAAATTCATCAATGCTTATAAAACGAGAAGCTTCTTTCTCGGCGATTACGCTTTTTCCATTTTTGTCTGTTATTGTGTATCTTTGCCTTTCCAACTCTTACTCCTTTCTTAAAAACTCATACCTATCTGTGCATTAGCTTCTTTTACCTGTTCAGCAAGGACCATAGGCAACGCATAATCATCTATAAACTTGTGTACATTATCAATGTACTTTCTTCTTATGCTCTTATATGTTGTCACGCAACCAAACTCACGTTTTAACTGCTTATATATGTCAGAATATACTGAACTGCGAATACTGCCATTCTTATAAGCTTCGCTATCCTTGCCACCAAGTACAATTACGCCTTTTCTATTAACGTGCTGTTTGACCTCATCAATCTCACAGCCGTAAAGAGGTGTGTTATCCTTAAGCTCTGTCATATCTTCTTTGATAGAGTTAACAGCCTGTTCAAGTTCTGTATAACCCTGTGCTAAAAGCTGTATCTGACCGCCTGTTGTCTTTGGCATACCATAACTGCCCGTCTTTCTGATTGACGGAAGCACCTCATCCATTACCCAACTTTCAAATTTCTCTGCACTAGGTAATTTTGATTTCATAATAAGTCGGTATAAATCACCCTCATTTATGTATGACATCTGCTGAACACCACTAGATGTAGGGGTGTCACGTTTCGTTACTCCCTTGCAATGGTCGTTCACAGCCTTTCGTGGATTTATATATCCAAGTGCGGTTGCCACATCTGTTGCTACGAAATATGGTTTTCCGTCAATTTCTGTCATTCGGACTTCTCCGAACTCTTCATTACTAAAAATCTGCAATTCCATAAACGTATCCTTTCTTATCTGACCCAATTTTCAATCGGAATTTTTGTTGCTTCTGCAATCTTCTGCATAGTAGTTAATGTTGGTGAAGACATACTATCTCTCCAACGACCACACGTTCCATTACCAATGCTACACATTTTTTCAAATGCTGATATTGGCATTTTTCTTTCGCCGCAATATTCAGCAACCTTATCATAAAAATTTTTATTAATATCTATTTCATTCTGCTGTGTCGTAAAAGCTTCATAAGCCTTGTCAATTCTTGCGGCTACCGGACTGTTTTCTAGCTCTACAAGTGCTCTTAAAGCTGAAATTTCCAATTCTGCCTTTTCTTTTGCAGATATGTCGCTTTTTCTTGTTTTCTCTAAATCCTCAAGTATGTAATCTTTTAATAAATTAATTTGAATTTCATTCATTGTTATTATTATCTCCTTTTTATGTTATAATTCCTTTACTAAATAAAGAAAGGTGGTGTAAATATGCTTCTAAAATTTCAAATAACTTGCACTTGTTATAGCAGATATACTGTTAACGAAGATATATCTGCTAGCAAGATTGTTTGCCCTAACTGCGGTCTTGAATATCCTTACTCTGACAAAGTATTATCTATACTCAAGACTGCTAAAGAAATACCAGCAGGTAACATTACTTCTGATAAAGAATGCTGTATCAGTGCTCTTTCTCTCGCGGAAGAAATGAGTGGTTTTTAATAGACTGTTTCATATACTCTAAAAAGCCAATCATTTCCGTAACTGTTAGTTTGCTATCTTTGAGTTCTGATAAAACTTTATTCTCTAATTCAGAGATAGCAGACCTTGAAGAAAAGTATTTCTCCATAAATGCAGCTCCCTCACAGGTTTTGCATAAGTTGTCTTTAAGACTATTAAGATAACTTTTCTCTACTTCATCAATAAAGCTTGCCATTTTTACTCCTTTCTATCAGTTTTTTCTGATTCTCTTACCATTGCCATCCCCTCGGCGACACCAAGAATATAATTTTTCTTGTTGTCATCAAGTTTTGGAATTGTATCGGATAACTTCTTGATGATTTCCTTTTCCTTTTCACTCATTCAATTCACTTCCTTTCTATTTGACTTTGTGTGATTATAATATCATACACAGTAATACCTGTCAACATATTTTAGCAAAAAAAGTTTGACATTGTGTGACTTTAATGTTATTGTATATATGCAAGGAGGTGAGAAGTGTGAACGAGCGAATAAAAGCCTTGCGAAAAGAATTAAAAATGTCGCAAGATGTATTTGCTGAAAAGCTAGGGCTTACCAAAAACTACATTTCGTTAGTTGAAAATGGCAATAGAAATCTTTCAGAACAATCAATTAAAGTTTTATGTTCTATTCTTAATGTAAATGAAGAATGGCTGCGAACCGGAAACGGAAAAATGTTTAAATCTCGTACAAGAGAACAAGAGATTGGTGCTTTTGTTAATGAAGTTATGGAATTGAACGATGACAGCTTTGAAAAGAAGCTTGTTAACGCATTGGCAAGGCTTGAGCCTAAAGATTGGGAATGCTTGGAAAGTATCGCAAAGAAATTGCTAGACGAAAAGTAAGAAAGAGAGGGTTTACACCCTCTCTTTTGTCATATTACATATAAACTTAAATATTTGTTCTAATATCCAGTTATCTTCTATTTTATTAATCAATTTTGTTATCTTTTGCCTGTATTCCTCATTACTCATAAACCTGCACTCCCCTCTCTTGCCCTTGCACGTTTGATAGCGATACGATTATTATAGAACACGCGTTCTATCGTGTCAAGTGTAGCGGCGATATTGCCAACGCCAATCAAACAATATCGCCTGCCAGAACTTGAAAATGTTTAAGGGTCTTTTCTCAAAGACAAGTTTATTATACATTTATCGTTAGTATATTTCAAATACTTTCGGTCGTGTTATTCTGACACTATTCGACAACTAACTGGAACTTGTCGATTGCATTACCCATAATGCCTGCATATCCGTCCATTCCGTTTGATGTTTCATCATCTATCTGCTCTGGATAGAAGTTGCGGTTGTTGAATACAGATACCATATACTTTGCGTACTTCCAAGGCTCACCCTCTGGTGTATAGTAAATGATTTCTACGGCGTCAATCGGTGTTTTCTGGTCGCCTGCAAAGCCGTTGTAGAAATCATTATAATTGAAATCTGTAACGTAAGGAAGCCAATCACCATTAAGTGTATGAACTCTGTACTTAACTGAACCTCTGCTAACCTTGATAATAAGTGCTGTGATAGCTTTATTGTCACCTGCGCCAGCCCAATCTTCTCTGTCCTCTACTTCGCCCCACCATCTGTCTGTATAAGCGGCGTATGTAGCATATACGTGTTCATCTGCGTTATCCTCTGCGTTATCTTCTTCACTGTTATCCTCTGCGTTATCTTCTTCATTATGAAAGCCATAAAATTCTGATAAGTCGCAAACTCCGTCTACACCGTCAATTCTTGCGCTAGAAGTATACTGCCACCCCGCAAGATAATGGTCGATACTGGGTGTCTTATCTGCGTTAACATCATCATTTAACTGCATTTCATCATAACCTAAGTAGTAACGTGCAATCCAGAACGGACAATCTAAGTCGCTAGGGTTTGTATAAGGCTTGATGTAGCTACCATAGAATGATAAGCCAGTATATACGCCAAAGTTATATCCTGCACCCTCAATAACCTCTTTATATGCCTTTATAATGTCGATAAGCTCTGAACCTAAGTTTTGCATACAAGTATTTTCAACATCCATCCAAACTGTCACCTTACGTCCGTCAAGCACTTCAAGCACTCTGTTAGCCGCCGCAATAGCTTCTTCTACTGTCGGTGTGTAAACATAATTGTATACACCGCAGATATGCACACCTGCTAACTGACAGCCTTTCCAGTTATTTTCAAACTGCTTATCTGGGTCAAAATCACGTCTGATAACCTTAAGGACAGCGTGAGTAAGTCCTGCCGCCTTAACTCTATCCCAGTCAATATCACCATTCCACGCTGAAAAATCTCCACACTTAATCATACTAAAATACCTCACTTTCTGTTGTTCCTGTTATATCTACTGCATCTGAACTAATTGTGTTATCTTCTGTGCTGTATGTTGCCTTGTATGTGTTTTTAACACCGTCAAGAAAGCTCTTAAGCTCGCTGTCTAGTGCTGTATCATTTGCTAAGTATGCCGCAAAATCATTAAAGCTAGCTGACATACTAACTGTGCCACTTTCGCTTATTGTGGCTGACAGATAAGCCACCTGTTTAAGTGTTCCGTCTGAGTTTTGAACAGATAATGTTCCGTTCTTCTGAATTGATGAGTTGATGTCTAACATTGTGTTTTACCTCCTAATTTGTATTAAAAAAGGACACCCGAAGATGTCCTTAATTACTTAATTGCTTTTCTAATTTTTTAATTCGCATATTCTGTGATTGTACAGTTGCAACCAAATCCGCTATTAATTCATCATAACGTAATGCATATCTTGCTGTTAATTCTTTAGTTGTGTTTCCGTCTTCATCTGAAACTTGTATCTCGTAGTTATCGTCATTAACTTTTTTATCTATAAATAACCCCCAATCGCTATCGCCCATTTTTTCTTTAACTTCTTGTGCAATAAAGCCGTGGTGTAATCGGTTGGAAGTACCATCTTTCATCCTAAATTCGCTTGGAATTAAGCTATATATAAAGTCAGCAGTCCGTTCTATTTCTAATGCCTTAATATCTTTTTTTACATTTCTGTCGGAGTCCGAAGCTATTGTACCAATAAAACCGCCCATTGCAGTAATTGAATACTTAGCAATCATAGAACCCATTAAAGAAACTTCTGTCTGTGAGTAAAAATTTTTGTAAGTATCATTATTATAAATTCTAACATTTGTTGCAACTTGCGTATCCGAATTAGGATTGTTGCAATAAAAGTTTGCAATTTGAGGATTACCATCACCGCCTACATTAAGACCTTTAATTGCAAATAGATTACCATAAACACTCAAATCTTGAGTTAGCATATTGCCATTGCCGTAAACAGTCCACAGAGGAGAGAGTTTTTGCGGATTATTCCCTGCTTGAATTCCTTTTTGAATAGAATATATCCAAGTACTATCGCCGGAATTTTGCTGATAAGGTGATATCCATACACGTCTTAAGTATCCATCATTTGCCAAAGTGTCCGCTTGCAAATATCCCTCGATGTTCCAATCTCCAATTTTTCCGCTTGTTAAATATCCAGTTCCAGTTATAATAGCGTTGCTTGCATACATTAACCCATCGGCTCGTACATACCATTTTTCTTTCCAATTTTCTGATATTGAACTTCCTTCGTTTGTTAATGTAGCGAATACCCAATCCGTTCCTTTTGATGGAGTTGTCATTCCTGCCCAATACTTGCTATCTGGCGTAGTAGAATTAATAGAATTATTAGCTATATTCCACTGCGCAATCTTCCCATAATTCGCAATTATATTATTACTTGTTATTGTTCCATCTGCGGTAATGCTAGTATTCGTACTGTTTAACGTAAACCTATTGCCACTTAAGTTAAGACCGCCTCTTGCAGTAATATTTATTGTATCTGCAATAGCTTCTATAGCACTCTTAAGCTCACCTGTTTTAGGGTCTTTTTTGATGTATAAATCAAGACTTGTTTTGGTTGCATAACTTTTTAAATCGCTCGACTTAGCGTAAGTTCCACTAAGTGCCAAACTAATACTTGAACCATTATCATTAATTTCCTGCGTAATTTTGTTAATCATAGTAGTTGTTGTACTATAATTATCTGTTAGATTTTTCTTTGTTTGTGTTAATTCTGTTGATATGCTATCAAGATTAATCTTAAGGCTAGCGTTCTGATTAAGCATATAGGCTAATTGTGTGTTAGATACCTCTTTCCAGCTCCAATTACCTTTATCATCTTTAACCCATCGCCAAGTTTTTTGAGCTGTTTCATTGTATGCTATTGCTCCGTGATGTTTAGCATATTCATCATTGCTATAAGTCCAAGTAAGATTATCGCTTGGAAATAAATCATCTGACGGATAAATAGGTATGAACCAATCAATAGCTGGGTAATTATCTTTGTTAGGTGTTTCTGTAACTGTATACACCATAAAATTATCGTTCGTTTGTTGGTATAAGTCGGATAACGTGATTTCGTAACTATCTAGTTTCTGATTAACAGTAGAAAACTTAGTCTTAATGCTTTCGTTGTCAACATTTTCAGTCCACCACAACTTGTTAGTGATAAAATCACTAGCAACTTTCATCATACCGCCCCATTGAGTATAATCTTTGCCAGCACCACTTGTTATAGCTTGCATAATGACATTAAGTGTCTGCCCCTCGTTGTCCAGATAAATTTTATTGCTCTTAAGTGTATGGGTGTTATCGTTATTGATAACACTAAATAGTGTTTCAATATCCAGCTTGCTTGCATTGATATTAGCATTATCTTGAACAACATCATCACGAACAACTTTCCTCGTAACACCTTTTTCAGTAAGTCCTAAGGCATCAAACATAAGATTGCCAGCTTTATCCCAGACATACATATTGTAGTCTGAATTAGCGTCTTTACCTATCTGAACTCTTATTCTGTCAGTATCTTTAATGATAATTGTGTTGTCTTGCCAATAAGACATTCCATTTTCGCTGTGAACCTTAAACTTAGTTGTATTAAGGTCAAGTGCTGTAATCTTGCTCGCAGCTATGCTGTCAATCATAGCATCTTTAATCTGTGCATTGCCGATAACACTTACAACTGCATTAGCGAATTCTGTTGTTAAGCTTTTACCTGTCGCTGAACCAAACATTAAGGTCTTAATGTCTGCTACATCTGCGTTTAACACACCTACATGTGCATAATCCGCTTGTAACTTAGCAATATTAGCTTCATTAATTGTAGCCTTGCTCACTGTTAAATTAACAATTTCCGCTGTGACAGCTTCAATCTTATTAGTCTTTAGTTGGTCGATATATGCTTGATGTGCCTTTAAATTCTCAACATTGGCATTAGTTATATCAGCATTTTCAATAACTGCCTTGTTGATTAAGACTAAATCGGCGTAGTATCGTTCCATTTGCTTAGTAATTGGACCGCTAGCGATATTGCTGTTTTCTGTGTCAGATTGTCCGATAGATGTAACTGTGTCCATCAAACCACCGTCACATTCGTGCTCAATCTGCATTATTGGTACTTTGTAATCAACACCGCCCTTGTTGACAGTAATAATGTCACCTACCTCTAATCGCCAATCGCCTAAAAACTTAACTGTAAGCGGTCTGAACTGAAAGCCACCTATCTTGTTGTAGACCTCATTTAAGTTTTCTTGTGTCATAAACGGATTAGCAAAGCTAAGTCCTGTCGTTCCGTCACCAGCGGTTATTTCACTTGTTTTACTATCACCGGACTTTGTATTGTTACAAGTCAGTTTCCTTATCGTAAAATCCTTACTAGTGGTAAAAGTAACCCCTTGCTGATAGTATTGGTGTCCGTCAAGCACGTAGCCGCTATCCTTATACCATTTAATTTCAAGGTTTCCGTCAGAATTGATAGCCGCATTACTGCCTTGTAACGTAGCCATATAGCCAATCATTTCACGCATTGTATAACCTTGTGGCTTATCTGTAATTGTATGTGTGTTTGTTATGCTAGTTGCTAACTGTATGCCTAATTTTGTGCAGATTTCCTCTAAAATAGCCTTATCCGTACTAGGATAAGTCAATTCTGAGAAGTAACCTTTTTCCGCTTTGTACATTTTGTCATAGGCTGTGTACTTAGTGTATTCGCCGTTGCTTTCTTCTTTAGCTACAGTAAATATGCCTATCTGTACATACTCAATTCCACTATCACTCTTAACACCCTCAAAAATAGTTATGTCTTTATTTTCAAGCGTGATTTCTGGATTATAAATAGAAAAGGTAACACCGCTACTGCAAGTGTTACCTATGGAAATGCTATTGTTTGGATTGATTATATTGCTGTACTTAAACTCATTAAGTGTCTGATTGTATTCTTTTCCGTCAACTAAATATTTGCTGTAATATCTTGCATACAGCAAGTTGAAGTTCGCACCCCAATTAATATTTTTCATTAGGTTGCTCCTTTCTGATGATTAATCCTTAATCATAAAGCTAAGTGCGATAATCTTAGCTGGCTCAATGGCTTCGCAACTATCAAATGCACTTATATCAACTTTTGTGTATTCAGATACTTCTATCTCCTGTTCTCCTAATTCTTCAAGTTCTGATTTTATCTTATCGCTGTCACCCTTATTTTCTTTGTGTATCTTTTGCATCGTTTCTACAACTGCCTTAAAGTGTGGCTCTAATGCCTTGATATTGGACAAAATGATAATTGCTAATCTGCCACCCATTTTAAGCTGTGCTACACTTCCAAGTGCTTCATAATGTGCTAAAACTTCATTTCCTGTTATTTTCATAGTTAATCTCCTTATTTCTGAATTAAACTTAATTTTGTTCCGACTATTAATCCGTCCTCATTCTTTGCTCTTGTGAGATACGGATATGTCACATCTCCTGTGTATATTGTCATTTCCTTTTGTTGACCGCCTAAGAACAAGACTTGTGCTGTTGGGAATGGGTTATTTTCATCGCTAATCACATTGTCAAGCAATAATGCCTGTTCTCCTGTTAATGGCGGTAATTGAAGCTCTACTTTGTCTTTAATAGCTACGATTGTGCCTACCATTTCGCCGTAGTCATTTCTTCCTGTATTCTTAGACCATATCTTATTTCTGCTGTATGTGTAGCCGTTATATGCTACTGGGAATGTAACTCCCTCGATAATTACAGCACTTATCATTCAATCGCCCCTTTCTATCTAAAAATGGATAACAAAAAAGGAACATATCATCTCTGATACGTTCCCTTAGTTTTATATATTGTTGTTTTTAATATTATTTTAAAGGCTCTTAAAATCAAATTAATTTATATTGTTATTCATTTAGTAGATTATAGTAAGAATATCCCCACCAACGCTTGCTGTGTTAGTAATTTTTAGATTTCCAGTATTAGCTAGTTCAATACTAACTTTTGAATTTTCTTTAAGAGCGTGAATAAACATTCTATCTTTAGTTTCTCTTCGCACTACATAAGCCCCCATATCAAATGCTGTTTCATATATTAAAAGCATTGTGTTTAATGGTATATATATTGTTTCATTTGTATTTATAAAATATTTATTTATAGCGTTGTTTAGATTATTTCTCAACAAAGCAACATCTGCATTAAGCCGTCCTGTGTTACCAGTATAAGATACAAAATCATCATAGGTGGCGGATAGGTTAGTTGTGAGCATTGGCTTAAAAACCGCATTATTTAATATTGTACCTGTATAAATAACTATTCGAAGATATTTAAAAATATCATTTGATGTTTTGTTAATTATACTACCATTACCATAATCAATACCTGTTGAATTACCTTTATATTCAAAGTCAAGTTTAAAACTTGTTGTAGAACCTCCTTGTGGACATCCTGTTAATTTATATTTTCCAGAAGCAATTTCTATATTACTTTGTAGTATAAAAACTGCATTATCACTAGCAGTACCATTCAAAGTATAAGTACCATCTCCATTATTGGTACAAGTAATTCCATTCTGAGAGGAAGTTTTAAGTGTTGGGTTTAATAAATTAGTGCAAATATTATTAGTTATATTGTTGCTGTTTAGTTCACTTATCATACTATTGTTATTCTTAATACCGTCTTCCATATGATTAAGTCTGTCTGGGCTTAATGGAGTACCGCCACTAGTGCCAGCTTTCCACGCTTGCTTTATGTATTGTATAAAATTCATAGTAAAACCTCACTTTCTAAGCACACAAAAAGGACACCTCACAATTAAGTGAAATGTCCTTGTCATTTTGCTATTTATTTGTTATTATTGACGTGAGCAACTTATATGTACTCATATGTGCTAATCAGAACAGGTCTACCCAACTTGTTCTGATTTTTTTATAGCTGTAAATTTCTTACAGCTATTGAATTTTCTTTCTGTTTGAGCTATTATATCCCACAAGAGAACTTATGCAACATTATTGAATAATTGCAGTATAAATTCTCTTCCAAGTTGGGTAATTCGTCTATGATAGATTACTTTACCGCTGTCAAGAATTTCTTGTTTAATTTCCTCATATCCCATACTGCTGTATGGTGAGTAAAGAACCCAAGTTCCATTGACATTGTACTGAATTTTTCTATCAGCAAGCAACTTGTTAAGTTGAATAGCAGAATTTAAGTTCAGCTCTTTAGCAATCTCCGTCATTGTATATGTTTTATTGACGTGTGTTAAGATAGCGTTCTTTCTTTCTGCTTCAACTCTTGCTTGCCTTTCTTTTTTTAACTTTGTTAATAATTCTATTCCAAAGTCTGGATTATTCAGTATTTCATCAATAACATTATCGGTAGCATATATTCCATTCTTACGAATTGACGGAATAATCTCATCAGCCACTAATGCTTGAAATTTCTCTGCTGTTTCATTTTTGGCTTTCATTGCTAGTCGGTAGAAGATGTTTTCTGGGATAAAATCTGGACAATTCCCTTTGTAATTGCCGTTGCAACTTCCTGCAACGACCTTTAAATCTGTTAGATAATTGTAGACCGTATTCCACCTAACAACCTCGTTGCCACTTGCTGCAACGGTGGTAAACCCAAGTCCTCTAGCAACATTTTCCAATCTTAAGTACGCAACGCCATTCTGCTCATAGCAGTCTACGCCGCAAATATTCTTAGTGTTCATCGGTGCCTTAATCTCATTGTGAGTGTCATCTTTTGTAGTTGGATTATTATTATAACTCATTATTTTACCTCCTACAAATTTATCATTTGCTCAAAACAGAACTTATTGCGTAGTGGGAGTATATGCCCACAATGCCTCACGCAATAATATTATGCCACTTCCTTTGTAGTCTTGTCCTGTTCCTTTAAATCAAAATTATTAACATTGTCCTGAATAGTTTCTAATTGCTGTAAAACTCCTATGAGAACATATCCTATTCTTTCATTATCCATATTTGCTAAAACTTCTGTTATTGTTGCATGTGCAATTTCCGAAGCTATGTCAATATTTGTTACGATTTCTACATTACTCATCTGTTTTTCCTCCAAAAAAATCTTGATTTTTCCAAAGGAACGTAGTAATATAACTATATTCCTTTGGAATATCTTGATTAAGTAGTCACTATAAGTTTTGACCGACTTGTGGCTACTCTTTTTTGTTGTCTTTAAGTTCTTTTTCTACTAACCCTATGCCTTTCATAATGGTATCAGTTCTTGTTAATTCCAATTCATCAGCACATTTCTGAATACGATTAGCTTCATCTTTTGTTATTCTGATGTTGAGATTAACATTTCTAGGGTTTTCCTTATGTGGTCTTCCTGCTGGACTAATAATAATCACTCCTTTCAATTATTGCCCTTGCAATATTTATGTTATAATAATAACTGCCCTTGCAATAATTGTCAAGCGCTTTTAAATAAAAAACGGAACGTACCTTTTAATACGCTCCATTAAAGGGATTATTTTTCTATAAAACGTGGTATAAAGCTAATACTGTTATAACTGCCAGCTCCATTGTTTTTGCAATTAACAATCAAGCCATATGCGGTTATTTTATCGCCAGCTTTATAGTTTCCACTTTTTAAATTAAAATCTTTTGAAAAATATATGTATATTTTTTCTTTGCCGTATTCGCTTTTATTCTTAACAACACCTGTAAAAAATCCTGCCTGTAAGCTATTTACTTTTTATTCTTAAAGTTCTATTAACTAACACTTTCCATGTATTGTAATCATCAATAAACTTATAAATATCCTTATGCTGATTTAAAAAGGCGTATACTGCAAAATAATTAAATCCTCTAATATATTCTGGTGGTGGATTATCTTTCGTTTTTCCATAATCACATATTGCAAAAAAATTTCCATAATTTCTAACAGTAGTGTCGAAAACGTCTTGCTGTTTCACCATTTTTCCTGTGCAACTATTGTAATAATTAATTAACTTGTCTGTTGTTTCTTTTTTAATCGCTGGGTAATCATATTTTTCATTGTACTTCAATATTTCTGTCATTGAAATGTACGTTGCATGAAATTCAGACCAAAGCCTTATATAATCATTTTCGGTCAATTCTCTTTTGTTCTTTATCCCGAATTTTTCTCCAATGATAGTAAAGTCATCAATATGAGTTAATTCATGATGTGTTGTTGATATCATATTTACTAAATCATTGCCATACTTAATGTATACTTCAAATTGATTATTAATCGTTGGGTACACTAGCCCAAATTCTTTCCCACTAAGCATTTTAGCATAGTCACTGTCAATTTTATTAATAGCCTCATATATATTATCGACAATTAATATTGAGTTATTCCAATCTTGAATATCACTTTGTATATTACGTTCTTGCACCGTTATAAGTGTATGAGCTTTAATTCCTGCTTTGCTTATCTCCATATTACTTTTCCCTTTCCTTTTTATTTCCAAAATAGCAACATACCATTGTTCCACTAACGTATATCACTATAACGAATCCAAGGGATAAATCTTCTCTCCGAAACCATTCAGACATATTATAAAGCTCTTCATTTATAAAGTTTCGTGTTGATACTTCCGCGCTTGTTTCTGTGCCTTTTTCATTTTTCTCTGCGCAAAACTCCAAATAATCTTGAATTTTACCGCCTGTTCTTCTGCCACTATCCTGTAGATACCATATAAAAGTCGCAGATAATAACACCCAAATAATTAAGCATATCGCTTTCCTTTTCATTGTGATACACCCCCTTGCTATCCTAATGGTTAGAGTGTATCACAACATTGTATTAAATTCAATTATATGTTATATGCAGGCAACCCAGTCATTGCTGTGTACATATTTGCTTGCTTTTGTGTAACTCTGAATATCTCTTGTCCGTCAATTTCTATTGTTCTTCCATTTTCAACAGCGTATATTAGTTGCCTTAATAACATATTAGTTTCTGTTGTGGCGCTATTATCCATATTAATCTGTGGCATTGTAGGTATACTAGTATTTGCATTAAATTTACTTGCTTTTGTGCTTTGAATAATATCGCTAGTAAAGTCGCCTAAAGAAACCTCAACAGGTTTGTAATTAAGCTCCATACCTTGTTTGAAGCCCTCTATCGTGTATTCACCTATCTGTTTCATAACTCTTGATGGACTATGAATGTCTAAGGCATCTCTTATTGTATCAGATACGTTATCTGCGATGTATCTAGCTTCGCTGAAAATACTGTTTTCCATACTTTCTAAGCCATCATAGAAACCTCTGCCTGCATAATGACCTATATCCCATAATGAATCATATATGCCATCAAAGCCGGATTTAACATTGTTAACGTAATCATCAATCGTACTATACGTGCTACCTAAATTGTCAGATAAACCATTGTTAAAGCCCTCAACAACCCATCTTCCGTATTCTTCCGCACGCCTTGATGGTGAACCAAAATTCATTGCACTATCGTGAATATTTCTATCTAATTCATCCATCCAGTCTCTTACAGCATTGTTGCTTCTATCAACATTATCAACAATACCGTTAACAAAGCCATCTACTGTATTTCTTCCATAGCCTTCTACGTCTACTGCTTCTCCTGCTTCATTTAAAGCAGAATCAAGCATTTCTTGCCAATCTTCCTTAAGTTTAGGCTTTGTGTTGTTAACACCAACATTGGAATAAACTCTAATACTATCAAATAGCGATGTTGTGAGCTTGTCTGCCGCTTCATCAGCGTACACGCTTCCGTCTATTCCTAACTGATTAAAGCCATCTTTAACAGAATCAAGTGCTGGGTCTAATGTGCTTTTGCGCCATTTCTCAATAACACTTTTAATATAGTTTTCTTTTGTTGTGAATATTTTAGCTATTGGGTTTAGGTTTTCATAGTCTTTTGTTGCTTCTTCAACTACTGATGGAAGTTGATTGAGTAAGTTATACTGTACTTGATTAGCATATTGCATATATGCCGCGTCTATTCTCTCTGTGCCTTGTTGTACTTGCGTATCACTAGCGCCATATAAACTTGACCAATCAAATTGACTTGCATCTATTCCTAAAGCTGTAAGCCTATCTCTCATATCCGTTATAGCTTGTGACGATTCCGTTCCCAATGTAGATAGGTTATCTTTTCCGTTTTGCGCCGCTGTTACAACTTCATTTACAGCCTCACTAAATCTTTGGACATCAAGTCCGGATTCTGTCATATACTGTGATATATCTAATGCGCCGCCAAATCCTTGAATAGCAAGTGTCGCATTATCAACCGACTTGTCACTATTAATAGAAGATATTTTATCTATTAAAGGCGTAGCCGCATTTAAGAACTCTTCTTCTGATATTTTCCCATCATTAAACTGCTGTATAAGCGTTTCTAAATCTGAACTCATACTTGTAAACGATTCATTTCCTTTGTCGCGTAAACTTGCTAATTGTGCCACATACTCTGGAATTGCAACGCCTTGCGCTTCAAGAATATCTTTCCAAGCACCTACAACATTACCAACGATAACATCATATTCATCATTGAATACATTTTTAGATTCACTTAATAAGTTTTGGAATTGTTCTATAATTTCCGGCATTTTTTCATTAGTTGTGTATGCTCCATCTTCAACCGCTGTTTTTAAAAGATTTACATTATCTGTTGTTTCTTCAAGATTTTCTTTTGCTTCTGATATATTTTTAAGTTTGTCTGTGGTTTCAGTTATACCATCTGTTATTTTCCCAAAAGAGTCTTTGGCTACATCGCCTAATTCTTTCATTGTAACAGTTCCAGTATTTTGCAATGCTGTAAACATGCTATTAAATTCTGCTTCTTTTACAGCTTGTGAGATACCCACTATTGACGATATTAAGCCCATAGCACCTACTATTAATGCTGTAAATGGGTTTGATAAGCCTATAAGTTTTAATGCCGCTGTTGCCACACCTACGCCGCCTGCTATTTTAGCAATAGAAACTACAAGGTTGTCGCTCCCTACCGCCAGTTCATAAAAGCCGCTCTTAACAAGTGAAAACTCTGCAAATACACCTATAACACCTATTGCACCTTTCTGCAATACTGACATTTTACCTCTAATAGTTTCAATTCCCTCATTAAATGTAGCAAAAAAGCCATTGTCATTTAAAGATGTTTTAAGGGTATTAAAGGTTTTATTAACATCAGTTACAGTTTTGGCTGTCTTTGGGTACATAAATGTTAGTGCCGAAGCCGCCGCCTTATTTCCATTAAGTGCGCCTGTTGCCGCCGCTACTGTTGTTGCAAATTTATCAAGTGTCTTGTACGTTTTTACTATACCAGCTACAACTGCTGAACTGCCTATCGCCTTAAGCACTTTAGGAACTGCCACAAGCGATATAAGAAGTGTTTCTATAGGCGCTTTAGATAGCATACCTAAGTATAATTCAATAGCCGCTTTTAAGCCTTGCACAAGCACTTTAGCCGCCGATTTAAACACCTTAGTCCAATTAATACCTGCAAGGAAATCGCCCATTTTCTGACCGATTTTAAACCACGGAACATCATCTATAGCTTTTGCAAACCAATCAAAAATTCCTGCCACTAGGTTAGATGTATCTTGCCCCGCCTTAAAGAAATCACCAACTGCAAAATCTTTAAAAATCTGTTTAACAGGCTCGAGTGCTTTCTCTATTCTGTCTGCCCAAGCAACTGCCGAATTTTCCATATTGGCAAATGCTTTATTCCACGCCGCTTCATAATCAGCCGCCGCCTTAGCAATATCATCTGTCAAATCAATAGTGCTACCACCGCCGCCACCGCTTGAACCCTTGCTTGAGCTTGTATCGTCCTGCAATTTATTAATTTCATCAAATCCCATAAGAGATAATGTAGCTTTCTTAGCTGAGTCAGCTACATCTTGGTAGCCATCTGAAATATCTTCTAAGCCGTCTGATGTATCTTTGTAGCCACTTTGTCCAAAACTCTCGAAGTCAATCTTAACACCCATTAAAGAAGCAAGATTGACTAATAATCTTTTGATTACAATAGTTACTCCGTTTACTACTGGCATAACCTTTGAAAGAATTGGGATAAATAGCTGTCCTGCTACCATTCCTACCTCTTTCATATTGTTACTGAACTGGCGTAACATATTACTTGGACTGTTAATCGTATTGGCTAAATCGCCCCAAGATACTTTACTTTGGTCTAATATCGCTAACACTCTTAACTGTTGTTTTTCCATCTGTGTCATTTCAGACACCGACTTAGAAATGCCTAAGTTGTAAGCATACGTCGCTAATGTAGCATTGGTAATATCAATACCATACTTGTACAATGCCCTCGATTGTCCGATTAAACCGCTTTGTAAGTTCTGTGCTACTGTTGAATAGTCCACATTGAAAAGTGAGCTTATATCGCCCGCAAGCATTGTCATCGACTTTGTTATTGCTGTTGTTGCTTCACCCGTCTGTCCTAATGAGTTAGTGACAGAAGCTAACTGTGAAGCGTACTGCGTTATCTCTTGTATGTTAAGTCCTAAGTTCTTTGCTCCGCTTTCTTCAAGCAAACCACCTTGAACATTAACTTTTAAGCCAGATAGCTTTCCGAGAGTATCGTTTACTCTGCTTTGGAAGCTCTCTGCATATGCTGTTGCGTTATCATATCCGTACTTTTCGTAATCTTTATCCCACTCTGAACCAATCTTGCCAAACGCTACCGCTTGATAGTTGAATGCTTCAATGTAATCTGTTGTTGACTTAATTGCTTCTATAAGTTTCTTACTGCCACGAATTACCATAAAATAAGTGGCATAAAACTTACCTATCGCACTTGCTAAGTTCCAACTGCTTCTAGTTGCTGTCCTAGCACTTGTAGACACGCCATACAGTGACTTTTGAAGTGAGTTTGAAGAAGTACCCACCTTGCTACCTTGACTAGCAAGATTAGCCAATGCGTTAGTCATTTGAATAACGTTCTGACTTACTGTTGGTGCTCTTGATAGCGTTGTCATTAAGCCATTTAAAGCATTACCTAGCTTTGGAATGTTTACAACGGCATTTTCAATACTTTTACTGCCTAGCTTACCAAGTGACTTTGCAAATTCTGTGACCTGTGTTGCATTTTGCGGAATAGCTGATATGCTTGCAACTGCCTTTGTGACAGCTTGAAGTGATGTAGCTGTGTTAGTTAGTGCAACTGAATCAACAGAACCTATCTTTGTGATATTCTTGGCGAGCCTTGTAAAATCTGCTGTTCCTGCGTTCATATTCTGCATAGCAGAGCCTAACTGACTAACACCATTTGCAAGACCGCTTAGTGATGAACCATTCACAGTTGCAAGTGATGTTGACAGCCTTGTAAGCTGATTTATCAGTTTATCAACAGAATTGATAGCTTTAGTGGCAGTACCGGTAATTTTGACTTCTAACGAATCTAATTCCACGCTTTATACCTCCGGCTTATCATTTTTAGGGTGTGTTAAATCCCAGTTTGCTTTTCGTATTTTCATATTCAAGACAAACTCTTCTCTCTTTCTTTGTATTTCATCTTCACCGTTCTCTTTTTTGTTAATATCTCTATAAATAGGCTTGTCTGGGTATTCAAGCTCGCCTTTACCCCAAGCACCACTTCTAACACCTATCTTGATTGCCGGGAGTATGTAGTTACCTACTGCAAGCCATATATCTGAATCCATTCGTTGTCTTTCAAGTTTCTTACCCTCTACAACTGCCCATAGCTTTTTGGGTGTCATTTTTAGAAAGTCTGAATAACTAACGCCTAGTGAGCTGGCTAAGACAAAGTATTCTTCCCATATTATTTTGTGGAAGTCTGCTTTTTCTTGTGGTCTTGTGGAACTACTGTCGGTTTCTTCTGTTCCTGTGCTGCTTCTTCCACATTGTTCGCCATTTCCTCTAACATCGCTGTTATTCCGCTCAGCTCGAAAAAACCATCATCTTCCATCGCTTTCTTGATTTCTTCAAACAATGTTCTATATCCGTAACTCTTATCTGTCTTTCTTTTCTCTGTAATATATGCCCTAGTGAGTTCCTTTGCTTCATCCATAGTTACTGGGTTATTGTCAATACAGCCTGCATAAATGGCTAAAATACAAATCTCTGGCACATCTGCTGTCATATTTGCTAATCCATCAAAGGAAGCCTGTGCAACACTCTTGTCTGTCTGTACAAGTAAGTAAGAACCATTAACGACAGAGAACATTTTCTGCACTATCTCTTTACACTCTGCTGCTCCAAAAGAGAACTCAACTTTGTATTCATTTCCGTTTACATTAATATTCATCATAATTTTTACCCTTTCCCACCCTATCGTCCATATAGGGAAAGGTGCGGATTTTACACCGCACCTGCCTTTTAAATTAATTATTCTGTTACATCATCAAGATATGATGTGTAGTCGGCTGTTTTGGCGTTTGTGTCACCAATCGACACAGCCTTTGATTTAGTCGATTGGCTTATCATTCCCCCGATGTTGGGGTTACTGCTGTATCTGTTCCTACCATATCCTCAATAATAAGATTGATAGCCATTGTAAGAAGCCCGTTCTGCTCCTTACTTGTGATTGGTAACTTTGATGGTGGTTGTGCTACAAAGAACTCCGCGTCTGTTATGCCCGGAGTAATCTCCTGAAACCACATTCTCTTACCGCCTGTTAATCCATTGTATGCTGTAATAAGAGTTTTCCATTCCTCAATAGTTGCGTCTGTCTTATTAACTGTTACTGCAACTGTATCTGTGACTGTATCTCTGCCTGCAATGTTTCTTGTCTGCTTATCTTCAAGTGCCGAAGCGTCTATCGCTTCTGGTGTTACTGTAATTTCATCAATAGAATTAATTCTTGTAAGCAACTTGAATGATGTTGGCTTTGTGCCTGCTGTTGTTTCAACTCCATAAGAAAAAGTAACGCCCAGTGTACTTAATCCTGCTACTGCATCTGCCATTGTCTACCTCCTAAAAATTTGCAAAAAGATAAGAGCATTTCTGCTCTTTGTTACATTAATCTGTCATTTGCTCCGATTAACCGCCTAAATCGTGCGGTACTCTTATGTACTTTATTACTGATTGAGAACTCTGGCATTGCATTGCCTTGAAATCTCATTGTCTTGAATGTATCTGTAATTACTGCCATAACCTTGCGACAGTCAGACTTGCTTGTGTTAGCGGTAACATCTACTTGAAATGTCGCTAATAATGCGTTAATTGTCTGTCCGTCAAGTGTTTGTCCTTGTTCTACTGCTGGCAGTAAATGAATGTATACTGTTGGGAATACTGCTTGACCGCTGCTTTCCCCCTCATTGGTTATGACTATCTTTGGATATATCTTTTTAAGCTGTGTTAGGGTTTTAGCCTTGACAAGTGCCGTGACTGTGTTTTCAAGGTCTATCGCCCAATCGTTTGCATTTGCCATTAACTAAACACCTCTCTTGCTATCTGCTTATACTGATTAATAATCTCCATTGTAGCGTTATACATAGGCATTGTAGCTTTAACGCCATGAGTAGGTTTCCAGCTTCCACTTTGTTCATCCCAAAACCACCATGTGTCGTCCCAAGCATGAACCTGTCCAGGATATGTGCCAACTCCTAGCCCTAATTCATCAGCTTTAGGATTAGCAACAGTGTTATAATGAATACCTGCACCAAATTCAATCGCTAACAGTGTGTAAAATGGCTCTCTATCTTCTACTTCAACAATTTTACCGGTAGCAATTAAAACAGCTTGGTAGCCATCTTGAATAGGCTTTCTGTCAACTCTCAATGTTACTGTCCTACCTAATGGACTTTCATTGACACTCATAATTGCCGCTTTGTCGCCTAATTCTGCTAGTCGTTCAACAAGCAGTTCGCATTTATGCTGTAAACTCTGCTTATACTGTTGTAGCTGTCTGATAGCTTCATTTACGGACTTTTCTGACAGGGATATATTAATTGTATGTCTTGCCATAATGCACCTACTTTACAACTGCTTTAAGCATATACTTAGTTGAATACAATGCCGGTTTAATGCCTACAATCGTGAAGTCTGCCGATGTTTTATCAACAAGGCTGTCAGATGTGTATGTAGGCTTGCTATTAAGCCATATAAGGTCGCCTTTTTGGATAGGTAACATATTCCTATCTGTCAGCAAAATAGCATCAAAATCAGCGGTATCAAAGCCGTATTCCTTGCTTTGTGCTTCTCCACCGCTGAATGATATGTTAGCTTTGAAATCCGTAGGCTCTGAAAAGCCTGTTTTTTCTTCAAGAACTTTGGGTATCTTATTCCCCTCATCATTAAGATAAGGAATAAAGTTACCCTCTGTGTCGGTATATCCCTCATAAAGAATATTGCCGTCATCGTCTCTTTCGTAAATAGTTACTGTCTGCCCTTGAAGTGAATACTTCATAGCTTGCTTATTAATGTCAAGCATTGTTCTTTACCTGCTTATAAATCTGATTAACACCTGTGCTTGATAATCCGGACACAATTCCTACTGCGATTGCATTAAGAATATCATTTGCCGGAAAGTCAGGTATTACATACATACCTATAACGCCTAAGATACCGCCTGCAACACCTACGATTATAGGAATGTAATTATCCTTAATGTGTGGAATTGCCTTAGCTCCTAAGCCTATCAGATATGTAATTACAACGATTGCTACAACTGTTGTTACCGATGTTATATCCATTTTAATCTTTGCCTCCATTCTTTAAGTGAATTTCCTGTATTTCGTTATACATCTTAGTCACCATTCCATTGCCGCCCAATGCGTGATATGCGTTATACATCTCGACGAAATTATCATAGGCGTAAGATGGAATTTCACCTATTTTCATATACTTATCGTGATATTCGATAAGCTGTACTCGCAAAAGCAACATTGTGCCTTTACTATTGGCATCTTTGTCTTTTTTCTGTTGTTTCAGAAGCCAAACTATATAGCCAAGTAATATCGGTAATACTACGGTATAAGTTTGTAATAAAAATTCTTTCATTTTATATCTCCTGCAAAATTAATAGGCACACCGCCCACCACCCTTAATGTGTGCCGCCTGCTACCCTGTTGGTAACGCACAATCTTCTATAAAACCTTAGCAAAAGGGAATACCCCGACAAATAAACCGTCTCTGTCTCTCCAAGTTCTGTTGACACCATTCTCATTGTAGCTTGCCATAAATGCTTCACCTGCTTGTGAATGGTCGTAGACAGCCAGATTAACGATAACAGTCTCAAATTTCTTCAAGTCCTCGGTTATCATTTTGTCTGTGTAGCTGTCAGGGTAATTTCTTCTTGCCTTTACATCTTCTGTAGCCTGTTTAATAAGCTGTTCGATTATCAGATTATCTTCTTTGTTATCGAACACTACCACATCAGATGTTGTTTCATCATCATTTGTGACTGTATCAATATGAAATTGTTTAAGTCTGATTTTAACTTGCTCCAATGCGGTGTATTCTGCCATAGTTCAAACCCTTTCTAAAGCTCTACATTTTCCATTACCGCTCTTGCCTCAAGAACTGCAATATAATCTGTCATCGCTTTAATCTGAATATTATATGTACTTCTAGGGCAAGTTGGAGTAAATGTAAGTTCATCGTTATCCCACTTATCAAGCATATTTTTTAGTTTCTTATAGCGAATAACTACTTGCTGATACTCTGCTTTAAATCTCTCTTTGTAATCAGCGCTATTCATCATTTCTACTGTATCTTTCAATTCCATAGCCCAGCTCCTATAATCCTAATTTCTCAATTAACAGTTCTTTAAGTTCTGCTCCTGTAAGCTCCATTGCATTCTCAATGCCTTGTTCTAAGGCAAGTGTCTGTAAGTCCGCTGTTGGCATACGCTTAATAGTTGTCTTGCTATAACCTAAAAAAGCCCCCTCTTCGGGAACCTCTTCGCCTGCGTTATACCATTTTCCGTTATGAATCACTATATATGGATATTTCATAGTTGCACCCCCTACTCTTCGCTATGAACCTCATATACGAATGTGCTATCCATATTCTCATATGACGGAAGAACAACCTCGGAAGCAAATGTTGACATCTTCATAGGTGGTCCGTACTCTGTCTTTGTAGCAACTGTGATACCTGTGCCGTATACTGTTACATCTACATCAGCTACCTGTCTTGCTGTTCTTTCTTCCGGTGTAGTGCCAAACCAAGTGCTGCCAAGACTACCTTCTGGAAGAAGTGTAACCTTGTTATCTGGGTAGAAGTACTGTTCCTTGCCATCATCGTCAATATACATCTTATCGTAAAGCACGATAGTAAGCTTTGTTCTCTTCTGTACTACTGAAATAACAGTATCATCATCGACCTCGATAGTTGCCGTAAGGTTTTGTGCAAGGATTGAGTTTCTTATCTGTGCATTGTCAAGCAGATACTGGAATGTATTGCTGTTCATAAGCACATATCTAGCAATCTTGCCCTGCTTCTGTAACTTCTTTCTTGCATTGTTAAGGTCTGTAAGTGGCTTTGAATTAGCTGTATCGCTCCACATGCTTGTGCCGGATAACTTTGCGTAATGGTCTTTTGCGTATGAGCCATCCTTATCGTAATCATAAGCGTACTGAACGCCATCACTTACAATAGCAATTACCGGATGGCCTGCATTTGTAGAAAGAAGTGACATTCTCATACGCTCCGGCACAACTTCTGCACCGCTTACAAGGTTGTTAGTATCGTCATATACGCTTGATAAAGCACTTGCAAGGTAAGGGTCGTCTGCTGACTGAATACGCTCAATTTCAAGCATTTCCTCTTCACCGACTGTCATTCCCTCACGGAAAAATGCCATCTGTGTTTTTTCCTTGCTTAATCCCTCTCTAGCTCTAAGCGTTGGGATTGTGTCAAAGTTAGATGGCGCAAGCGAAACCGGCAAACCCTTGTGTGTCTTAATCCAACTTAAATCAAGTCCCTGCTTCTTTCTTTCTGGAAACCACTGTAAACCAAGATAAGGTATCTGATTACTAGCGTTTTCTGTTGCTGATAATGCGATAGACTTACTGTCTAATACTTCATTAATTAACATCTATTTACCTCCTATTATTATTCAAATACAATCATTGGAAGAGCTGTCTTAACTGTTGCGTCATATGTAACGCCGGAATGTGCTTCCGCTACCTTTGTATTAAGATATGCCTTTTTAAGTGCTACTCCCTGTGGTCTGTCTTCTGTCACGTCAAATCTTAAGATTCCGATTGCTGTTGCTGTATTATCAGCCACACCTGACTTGTTTACTGGTGTACCAGCCTTTACAATCTTCTTTCCATTCGCATCCTTTTCTGTTACCGTTGAAAAATCAAGTGTTAATGGGATTGCTTCGTTAGGCTCTCTCTTTAAAATCTGAACATCTCCTGCGTATGAAGTCTTTTCATACTGCATATTCATTTCCTTTGCCATTTCTTACCTCCTGTTATTGCTGAATATAATGTGATAAAACGTCATTGTTCTTAGGTGCGTTAGATATAAGGCTTTCTGCTATCTTTTCAGCATTTGTCTTATTGTCTGCACCACCTTTATTACTGCCACCGCCCGGAATATCCTGATGTTTTGCAATCTCCTGTTCCTTAGCCTGTGCCGCAGCCGTTTCTTTTTCGGACATAATCTTGCCAAGTTCGGTGTAATCAAGGCTTCCATCGTCTTTAACAACTGTCTTTGCCTGTTCAGCAGTAATCTTAAAATTAGTCATAGCTGCTTCCCTCTGGTCTCTGATAGCGTTAGATTTCTGTAAATCTGCTATCTGCTGATTAGCTGTATCTAATGCCTTATTTGCCTTTTCAAGCTCTGTCAGATTGCCAGCCTGTATTTCATCAAGCTGTTTCTGTAAGTCGTCTGCTGTGTCAGCCTTAGCTTTGTACTGCTTTGCCTTGTTTTTCTCCGTAGCAACTTCTGAATTGTTCTGATTAAGAAGATTTGTAATCTGTTCATCTGTTGCTTCTGGGAAAAGTTTTAATACATCTTCTCTTGTCATAATTACCTCCGTTAAACACACGCTTTTGTTACCGCAGGTCGCTCCTGCTGTGTCTTCTGCTATTTACCGCATAGCTGCAAAATGTATAAAATAAAAGCAGCTACCGATTATTCGATAACTGCTTTATTTTGCTGATTATTAAGTTGATTAACTATCTCTTGCGCTTTCTTTTCTTGTTCTTCTACATCTTTAATAGTTTTGTATAGATTATCTAAATATGGCTTAGATAATACATATGTTTTTTCAGAATCGCCCCATAACCCAACTGTCTTAATTGCAACAAGTGGATGTATGCCAGCTTGTAAAAGTAAAAGCAATGTCTGTGCCTTAGTGTACATATTGTCTTGTGGGCTATGATTTATCTGTACATCAAAATCTCTAACTGACAGCTTTAAATCTTTTCCGGCAAGTCTTAGAATATTAAGAACTGCCACAGCTAATCGCTTTTCGCACGATTTAACAATAGGGTCTTTCAACTTTGCTCTTGTTTTAGAAAAGTCCCAACCATTTCTTAATTCAACTGCCCCCTGTGTATCTCCGCCGGTATTACCTTGTTTGTTAGGAATTGCCAATATTGATAATGTGTTATCCCATAAATCTTCCTTAGCAACTTGGCATTGTGTCTGATTAAGCTCCTGTGTCATAATCTCAACATCTGATTTATTATCTTTGTTGATTGACTTAACCGTAAGGGCGTGGTTCATTTTCATTTTTTCAAATGTTTCTGGGTCAACTTCACAATTAACAAACTTGACCCAATACTCAACAAACTGCTGTATACTATCCATTCTGTTAGACTGCATATTATTAATAGCATCCAACATACCTATGACAAGCTCAATATCAGATATTCTTTCGTGGTTATTAGGAAACTCAACAATAGGAATTTCGCCATATGTATGTAATTTAGCTTCTGCAACCTTGCTGTCAACAATTCTAAAAGACATTGTGTCGGAAAAAGCCATTTTATACCAGTTTCCATCCTCGTCTTTAAGTTCTTGTACAACAAGCATAGGTTCTTCTGTGCTTTCATTGTAAACAACGTAAGTATTCATTGGTGTAGGTGCTACAATCCTGAATGGTACATCTCCATTTTTAGGTTGAACCGCTTTGAATGATGTACCTGTTGCCGACTGCCACTCCCCAGCTTTAATATCTTTCTCCTGCTTATTGGCATCCGCCATAAAATCATTGAGTATATCAACAGCTTTATTGATAGCTTCATCATCTTTGCGGCTAATAAACTGGATTGGTTCGCCATACGTCTGCCCTACCTTAAACTGAACAATTTCATATGCGTGATTCTCAACAATCTTGTTTGTAATATCTTCATTGGTTAGCTTATGCCTGTACAATATTGGTTGGTCGCCCTTGTAGTAATGCCACAGATACTTGATAACTGGCTTATTCCAATTAAATATACCTATAGTACTTCCAATAACCTTAACAACATTGTTAGCGGTTATTGTATTTACATTCGTGTATGCAATTTTTCTACCATAACAACCTCTAACAAGGTCTTGAAAATACATTGTATTCATATCTTGCTCCTAATAAAATGTCATACCGCTTGAACTTCTGCTGTCCGGTATTTCTTTAATTTGAAAATTATCATCATCGTTAGGTACATACCATATCCATTTACAGCAATGCTTGCACGCTAATTTATGTGTTCGTGGGTCTTTGCTGTCTGCCTTAGTCAAAAACTTGCGGTTGGTGGGCGACGATTTACTGCCAGCA